CGCTCCGGTAGTGACAAGGATGCGCAGCGTCGTAGCGCGCAGAGCCGCATCGGCGGCAACCTCCGCGACGATATGCGGGGTGACGTAGCCGACCTCGAGCGGGAACCTGTCGTCGTCGACGGCAAAAGCGCCTGGGTCTGTAGCCTCGCCACCGCTTAGAGGTCGCGGCGCAGTGTCGATCGACAGAAGCGGCACCAGAAAGGACTTTGCCCCGCCGGCCATGAAGGAGTTCCACGACGCCAGCAGCCGTTGTAGCGCCGGGGAATCGAGGTCGAGGTCGAAATAGGTGATTTCCCACCGCCCGCCGCCATCGGTCGCGATGACGTCGGTCTCACCGGCGAGGCTGGTGCCCCCCTGGATTGTGCGGACCTGGACATCAGCCTTGACGGGATCGGGGTTGAAGCGATGTGCCGGAAAGATGAAGGGCCGGGGTTCGAACGCCATGGCGCAAACCTACCGCTAGGCGCGTGGATGCCTTACCGCCGTCAGGCCGCAGGCTTCAGCGCTATCGCGATGCGGGCCTGCTCTGCGGAAGCGCTGATGGTCGCCGTCGTGACACCCGTCGCACCGGCAACATCCTTCACACCGGTTGCCGTCCCGAAGCCGCCGCCGTTTCCAGTAGTGGTTCCACCTTCGGCCCGCCGGGTCACGCTCGACAACGATCCGTTCAGCCAATTGGAGAAGGCCGCCTGCGAGGCGTCGTCATTGGCGCGGCTCGAGGCGGCGAGGACAAGCCGGCGCGCCCCCAGCGTCGTCAGTCCTGGAACGGTGACGGTCGCCGAAGCGGTGGCAAGCGTGTCTCCTACCGATGCCTCATAAGGATCGCCGGCTGCGATGCAGTTCCTGATCGCCAGCAGCCTCGCCACCTTGTGATCCGTCGTGCCCGTCACGGTTGGCGCGGACTCGGAACCCGTTGCCCGCTTCCAGAACATCTGAAGCGCCGTCGCTGTAGCCGCACCAGCCACGCCGACGCCCTGAGGACTATTGGTGACTTGCGAATAACCGGCAGGTGCCGCAACCGGTTGGTTCGCGGTTTCCACAAGGAGAATCAGGATATCGTCCGCCGAGAGACCGGCAGGAAGCGCGGGGGAGACATCTCCGCTCCCCGAAACCGCCGTTCCCGAAGCCATGTAATAGGGGGCAAGGCTGCTGTTCCCGGACGCGGTGGTCGACCATGCCGAAATACGTCCATCGCCGACTTGATAGGCAACCTGGACCTCGACAGTGGCGTCGGGTGGGATGATATCGGTCACCAGCGTAACCGTCGTCCCACTCGCGACTTCGGTATATTCAAGGTCGGTGCCCCATATTGTCGCGCCAGAAACGCGGGTGTGGCCGAACCATGTCAGATCCTCCCGATCGGGGCCGGACACGGTGAGCTGCAACCGCGGTCCTTCAATGGCGACGACGGCAGTGATCGTGGGGGCGGTGAGGGTGGCGGCCGCCACCCTTTCCCCGAGCGCGGCGGGCTCGCCCTCTTCTGTCGCCGGGTTCCAGTCGTCTATATCGGGATCGGCGGCAACCCAGGCGAAAGTCACCCCGCCGGTAGCGATGTTGCGGGTCAGCACGGTAATCTCGGCCGGGCCCGAATAGAAAACAGTCCCTGCCTCCTCGATATGCAGGTCGATATAGCGCTCGCCACGCACCGCTCGCCCCGCCACGTTCGTCGTGATTGTGCCTCTTGAAGGCGCCATGATCCGCGCCATCTTGCGCTTCGCCAGTCGGCGGGCCTGGGGGAAGGAGGGAACCTGAACGTCAAGCGGCTGCGACAGCTCCTGACCTCGGTCAGAAATGTCGTCTTCGTCCCGCCATGCCTCTCCTTCGGGTGAATTGTAATCGTGCTCGGCAGAGACGTAGCTGACGATGATCTCATTCACCGCCGCGTCATCGTCGATGCCGACCCCATCCCAGGTATAGGAGACGATCTCATCTGAGCCGATGCTGACGGTCGGCTCGTAAAAGCGGCCGGAGTAAAGGCTCAACGCCCCGTCTTGTCGCGGCGATATCCACCCATCGAACGTCGCCAGAAAGGCGCCGACCACGTCCTTATGCTGGTCGGTGTGCTTGAACGCGACACAGCTTCGGTAGCGCGCCTCGGTCCCACCGGCCTTCAGGGCCGTCGCGGCGTCGCAATCGTAAGCCGCCGCGATCCAGCTGTCGATTACAGGCGCGATCTTCGTTGCGTAGTCTACTCCTTCATGAATCAGCTTATACCAGAGAAGGTGACGGACCGGGTTTTCGGTCCATGTCCATCCGGCCTCATCGGTCGGGTCAACCGCAGACGGGTCTGGGTAGAGGCCCCATTCCGCCACCATTGAAAGCTCTGGCACCGCAGCTTGCGGATAGGTCTCCTGAAACCGCTTCACCTTCACCGATAGGGCGGTGAGTGCCATCAGCACGACACCATCGCCGCGACCGTCCCATTCGGGGATCAGAGCATTGATCTCCGGAATGCCGCTCCCAGGCGTGGTTCCGTCGGTCCAGTAAATGCTGATCGCGCCGTCGCGATAGCGCCCGTCGTCTCCTTCATCGACGATGTTGCCGGTCAGGGTCACTTCTTCGTCGGCGAGATAGAAGGTTGGGGTGCCTGTGATCACACCATCATGCACGGCGTAGAGATCGACCGCCGTCCCGTCGCTGGCGGTCTCATAGAGGGCAAAAGCTCCCCAAAGTCGAGATTTGCCGGTCCCGGAAACACGGGGCGGGCGCGATGTCTTGATTGAAGCTTGAGTCGTCTCTGGCTTGATCCCGCCAGGACCAAGGCCCAACAGGCTTGCCGCCGAAGCCAAACCGGCAACGGTCGCCGTCGATGCGATGGCCGTCGTGATCGCAAGCGCGGCTGCTTTCGACAGGCCAATCGCCACCAAGCTAGCCGAGATGAACTGACCCGCGCCGGGGATGACGTTCACAGCCACCGCTGCTGCCACCAAGGCAATGCTGCCGAGCGTCTTGCTCACGGTCGCCAAACCTTGGCGATGTGCAGGTTCTCAGGAGGGAGAAAGTGCAGCCCCCGAGCCGCCTTGATCGCCCACCTTTGGTCGGTCCAGATCGCGCCGGCCTCGTTGCCGCAGATCGCAATCACCGCGATGTCGCCGGCCTTCAGAGCATCGGCGGTGGTTGGCGAGACGGCTGGCAATGCATCGCCGATCCCTCGTTCCCACAAGACGATCAGGCCCCCGCTCTCGGCCGTGATCTTCTCGCACTCGGCGTCATCGGTGATCTCCCGCCATTCCGCTGCGAAGTCGGGGTGGCCGAGCGCAAGGCACCAGTCCGCCGGCAGGGTGGAACAGTTCCATGGCGCCCGATCCGAAGCTGCCTCCTTCAGGAATTCGCCGAGGCTCACGCCGCCGGCCCCCACCGCCTGCTCGTGCCGGAATTGATTGCCGCGACATGGCTGAACACGGCATCGTCTGACGATCGGCGCCGCTGGTCGCTATCCGTGAAGAATGAGAGCGGCGCGCGCGAGCGGGTCGTGTCCCCAGCGGCTACCGTAAGCGTGATCGAGCGGCTGCGCCCGTTCGGCGTATCCTGGCTGCCGACGCTCAGGGAACGGGCCTCGCCGGTCCATTCCCATTCGATAGGACCGACTTGCTGCCAGTCAGGACCGAACGTAATGCGCCCGATGTCGACCCGAGCACCCGCCACCTGAGATGCTTCGGCCTGGGCAAAGGCAATTGTCCGCTTCGAAACTCCTGAAAGCGTGAATTCCAGCCGCTGGGCAAGGCCATTGATCAACTGCTCGAAATCGGGGATGCTGATGAGCTCGCCGCCCCCCCATGCCGCCGCCTCTTCCGTGATCACCGCATCAGGACTGACCGGAAGGTTGCCGAGCCCCGTCCAGAACATCGCCACCGGATCGGTCGCGATATGGAAGATGAAAGACTCGCGATAGGCCGGCATCAGGTGCCGTCCGACTGGAACTGCGATAGACGTCCCGGGACTGCCGCAAGGACACCCTTGCCCATCGCCGCGGCGGCCTGAGCGGCGTTCACCTGAGAAACCCTTTGCACCTCATCGAACAAAGCCTTGGTGCCGATCATGCCGCGTAAATCGAACTGGGGGGCGGAAATGACGGTGATATGCGGGCGGAGCATCGCGGCAGGGCCAGACACCGGCTGGACGACCTTGCCTTGAGGAGAAACAGTCAGCTTCTCACCGCGCGAAACGCGGGCGAGCGGTGCCCCGTTGAGACTAAGCAAGTTCTGATCGACGCCCGCCCGACCGCCGAGAATAGTGCTACCGCCGGTGGCCCATCCTGGTCCTGTCCACCATGGGGCGTTGCCGCTGCCACCAGTCAGCGCCTTCGAAACTATGGAGCCGGCCCCTCCGCCACCACCGACCGCGCCAAAGAAGGCATTCGCGAGAGGACCGATGATCGCGCGCTGGATGGCAAGACGGGCGAGGTCTGTGATGATCTGATTGAGCACCCGTCCCGCGACGCCGCCGAGTTGAAGGAAATTCCCAACCGTCTCCGCAAGCTCGTCGTTCAACCGCTCGAACCCATCGATTGCGACTTGATCGAGCTGGTCATTCATCGTCTGACCAGCAAGACGAAGGTCGGCGAGATAGCGATCGCGGACGCTCAGATGTTCGTTCATGACGCCCTGCCGACGCGCTTGGTAAATGGCGTCGAGAGCGTCTAGGCGGGCTTGAGCCTCCTTGCCGCGAATGTCATTCAGGCCGTGAAGCTGGACCAGACCTTCTAGTTCTAGTCGCTCCTGCTGCTGTTGTAGATCAAGCAGGCGAAGCGCTGAGGCTCGGCGTTCGTCGGCAGTCGCCGCTAGCGCGCCCTGAGCTTGTTCCAGTTCGATCGCATTGTCGAGTTCGGCGCTGGCAAGCTGAACCCTTTCCTCATCGATCCTGTTTTGCTCGCGAAGCTGGACAGCGCGCACCCGTTCCGCCGCTACCGCATTGTTGGCTTCAACAAGCTGGGCCGCCCTGACGCGGGCGAGTTCGCGACGGGCACCTTCTGGTTCCCGTTCCGCCTCATCTCGATAGGCTTGGTTCTGTCGGTCCCGTGCCGCTTCTATCTGTTGGATCTCGAAAGCTGCAATGGCCTCGGCCGCCGTCACCATCGCTTGGCGGGCGGCGAGCAGATCTTCATTCAGGGACGCCAGTTCAGCCTGAAACTGCTGTTCCTCGCGAAGCGCCCTGACCCGTTCAGCCTCCGCTTGGCGGGCTAGCGTCTCTGCGGAAGGGCCTTTCCGCCCACGACGACGGCGCCTCGTTCCACTGGCCGCTGGTGATGGACGGGAGGGGTTGAGAGCCCTCCCGAAGAAATCGTAGCGCCCCGGCTCATTGAGATAACGCAGGAACTCTTGGTCGATGAGGGTCCGGCCATCCCGAACCTGTGCCCCGGACCGGCGAGCAGTCGCATCGTCCTGGCCCCGGCGCCTAGACCGTCCGGAAGCCTCATCATACCGGCGCAAAGCTCCTTCACGCGCATTGCCGCCAACGGGCGTCGCTGGAGGAAGCCACCGATTCCACGGCAAACCTGGAGCCTGTTGATTGAGCATGGTGACGACGCCAAACCGGCCGCCGGCTGCCGCCCTGTTCCAGATGCCGGCAAGCGAGTCCATCGCACCGCCGATGTCGGCGATAAGGTTGCGTAGATTGACCGCTTGTCCAGAGATGTCTCCAAAAACCGACGTGGCCGCCTGCCATAGAGGATCGAATACGTTGGTCAGGCCCTCGAAGGCCGCTCGGATTTCGATCCCCGCCTGTTCGGCAGCGTTGGCGATGTCCTCCATTCCATCGGTGCCGCCAGTGATGAAATTAACCAGTGCCTCGGAAAATCTCCCACCGCGATCGAAGGCACCAAAGGTTTCGATCGCGGCATTGTTGACGAGCGTCATCGCCTGTTCGAACGTCACTGGGAGCTGGCGGAACTCTTCGTCAATCTGGTCTGTGAACTGACGATCGGTAAGGGCCCTCATTAGTTTTTGCCCGGAAAGCTCGCCTTCCTGCCCCATCGCGCGCAGCCGCCCGATGGTCACATCTAGGCTATCGGCGAGCAGGCGGGCAAGGCGGGGCGCGTTTTCCAAAACGCTATTTAGCTCCTCACCCCTCAAGGTACCGCTCTGAATCCCTTGAAGAAATTGCCTCAGGCCTCCCGCCGCCTCGGCTGCCGACGCGCCGCTGATCAGGAAGGCTTCGGTGACCGTTTGTGTGGCCCGTGCCGCTTGCTGCTGAGTGATGCCGAGCTCGCGGGCGTTGCGCTGGAATGTCGCGTAGAGGGTGGCGGTTTCCTCCAACCCTGAACGGGTTTGGGCGGCGATGCGCCGCACATCCTCCTGCGCCTGTGCGAAGCTACCGCTTTGCCGCGTGGCGAGCCGAAGCTGAGCCTCAAGGTTCTTCGCGGCGTCAGCATATTGGAGGAACTGGCGAGCGGCGAGAACGACGCCGGCCGTGCCAACGGTTAGGCCAACGGCGCCCGCCATGTTGCGAAACGCAGACGCTACTCGGGCTTCTGTTCTCGTTGCCGCGCCCTGTATGTTGCGCATTGACCGGTCGAAATGACGCTCGGCATTCGCGACGTTCGCCGTGTAGCGACCGAGTCTCGCCTCAAGCGCTACGATTACCTCATCAGCGACGACAGCGGCCATTGCCAAAGCCTACGCCCCGCCGTCCTTTCGCCTTACCGCCGTCAGTGGACGGTGTGCGCGTCCATGGCTCGCTTCAGGCGGGTGTGGTCTTTGGGGGTGTCCTCAGGCTCGGCGTTCCAGCCGTGGAGCAAAGCTGCATACTGCCGATAGCCGAGGGTCGCGGGGTCGACGTTCATCCGCGCGCAGTTCGCGAGGATTTGCCCTTCGTCGAGGCGGCCGGCACTGGATCTTTGATGGGCTCCAGGCTTTTTTTTTCCGCTTTGTCATATCCTTCGACCAGCGCGAACGCCGCCGCTTTTGCGATTTTCCAAGACTCGACAATCGGCGCGGGATGACAATATGCCTCAACCAATTCCCTGGCTCGGATAGCGGACACTGCCACCTCTTGCCCGTTGACCATGCCTTTCGCGCCGCCAATAAGAGCAAGGCGGATAAGTTCGAAGATGTCGAGAACGTATGCCTTCCCGGCGTGGGGCACGCCGAACTCGACTCCCTCACCAGAGACAAACCATCCTTCCATGAGGCGGCCGTAAATCTCCAGGATGCCGGCGCCGCGGATGCGCTCAAGCTCAAGGATTTGGGGAAGCGGAAGCGCGAACATATAGTCGCCGTCCGCGAATTTGAGTTCAATGCTGGTGAAAGCCATCAGCTACCGGCGGCGTCGGTGTAGGTCCAGTCACCGTGATTGGCGAGATTGACCTCCATCGAGGCATCGGAATTGCGGCTGGTGTTGAGGTTCTTGGTCGTCATGACGAAAGTGCCGGCATAGGTGCCGAGCAGGACACCAGCATCCGTCTCATCATCGCGATAGAGTTCAACCCGATAGTTGCGCCGCTTGCCAAGCGCGCCGTTCAGGCGAACCTCCTCCTGGGTGTTGGAGAGGCCGGTGCCCGAAATGTCGAGCTGGCGGCCGTTGACCTTGACCTTCCGGGTCGGCACGGCTCCGGGGGTTGTGCAATCCCTGACAAAGCGGTCGGTGGTGTTGACGCCGCCATTGATCGCGACGTCCTCGATGCCGCAGATGAGGGTGAACGCCTCGACTTCCTCGCCGTCGCCAAGCTTGATCAGCGCCCAATCGACTTCAATGGGAGTGGACATCTCGCGCTCTCCGGAACCTCAATTCCGGCGAACGATATGGCGGGATGGCGGAGCTAGTTACCGCCGTCAGGGTCGGAAGGCTTGTTGTCGCGCAGGCCAGCCCGAACCCCGGCGCGCACAGCGAGATAAATCAGAAAGAATGGCGCGGCGAAGGCGATAACCAGGACCAACCAATGCCAAAAGGTCATGCTTAGGCCTCATCGCCCTTCACGACATGGAATCGCGCTCGCGCCTGATCAGCCTTCCACTCTGAAGCCTGGGGCGCGGCGGCCTCTACAATCGCGCAACTCGCCATGTGTCCGGCCTCATCCGAAAGGCCCTGCACCATCGCCTCGATATCGTCTTCGTCGACCAAGCCCTTGCGGATCATCTGCACCAGCAGCGCCATGACCAGTTCTTCGGCGAGGCAAGGCGCTACAGGCAAGCGCGCACGTCTCCCACGCCAGCGTTGATCCCGATCGATTGGCGTAGTTCGATCCGCGTTCCTCCACTCTCGGCTGGGTAGAAATCCCATCTAGCGGTCGGGACGCCATAGGTGTTTTTGCGCACAACCCAGTAATGACCTCCGTCATTCCGAACATCGGTATCGCCGCGCATCCTGTCCGCCGCGCAAGTCGCCACGGTTGAAGGGGCTCTGGTGCTGGTGAAGGTTTCCTCTACATCAGATTCGTAGAGGCCGGCAGAGGTGGTGGCGCAAGCGCTGAGGCCAAGAGAGAGCAGGGCAGCAAGTAGCCTCATGGGCAACGACAATAGCGGATCAGGCGAGAACGCGCACCTGGAAATTAGCGACGTGATGATAGGCGTCGGCTTCGGCACCGTCCTGGAGAAGCTGGAAACCGGCTCGGCGCACCTTGGCATGATTGCCACTGTCCAGCGTCAGGCGCCGTCGGTTGAGGGCGCGAATAACCGCCGTCCCGATGCGGTCGGCGTGATCCTCAGCCGTCTCCACGACGGCCCCACCGACGATCCGCGGCTTGGCGAACGAATGAAGCGCAACAATGATTGTGTCGCCGCCAGCACAAGCATTGTCGATCGGGACACCTGACGGGCTGCCGAATTTGATGAACGGCCAGGGCGGCTTAGATGTAGACTGGGGATAAATCGAGGTGGCAGGCACCAAGGCCGTAACATCGTCGTTGGCCTTCAGCGTGGCCAAGATCGCGCGCCGGATGGGGCGGCTGCCCTCAGTCGTCCCCTCAGTCGCCATCCACCACCGCCTTGCGCTTGGTAAGCGCGGCTTTGCGATGATCCGGCGGCACCTGCAGGACCATGCCGGCCTTGTACGCAGTCGTTACCGGTATCGTCACATGGTCATAGTCGGCGGTGAAGCGGATTGGCAGCGCTTCGCGGCGGGCGGCTTCGCGGGCCTTGGCAGCAAGCGAACGGGTTGGGCGACGGGCCATGTGGTCAGCCTCCTCTCACAACAGAATCGACGGCGCGGCGAACGAGCTGAACAGCCTCCCTGCGCTTCTTCGCCACTGCCGGGCGCATATAGGGCCTCTCCGCCATCTTGGACGTGCCGAACTCGAGCTCAGCGGCGTAAGGCGCGTTGCTGGAAACGTGGACGAGCAGAGGAGCCTCGAGCGTGGTCTCGATATTGTTCGCCAGCACACCTGTGTCCTGATTAGGGGGCTCGCCGGGCTGGCTCGGGACGTGACTCTTCCCGCTCACCGCTCCCGCCGTGATGCTGGTCTGCGCCTCGACCTGGATCATTTGGCCGGCGGCGAAAAGGGCAGAGCCGACCTTGCGGACCATGCCCGGTCCGCGTATTCGCCGAAGCCGTGCCGCATGGGCCTTGGCGCCGATGACGCGGGCCATCAGCTATCCACCCCGGGCACATTCAGCCGCCGGCCTCGACATTCCCAGTAGACGCCGCACGGGTCCTGATCGCAACTGGCGATCATCCACTCCCCGATGTGCGGCCCGTCTTGGATGTCGATCGTCGCATCCGTGTCGAGCTCGCCATCAAGCGTGGCTGCCAGTACGAGGATCCGAATATCCTGGTCGGTGTAACTGTCTGCCTGTCGCATTGCTTCGGTCACGGCATCGACCTGAGCGCTGCACGTCTTTGTGATAGGGGTTCCTGGCGTCGTGATCGAGCCGCCGTCATCGGTGATCGGTGTGCCGGGCCATTTCGCCAGCGCGTCGTGAAAGCCGCCGCCAATGGCCGCCGACATGCCGAGCGCGATATCGGCAAAGGCTTCGGCGATGCTCACCGATACGCTTCGCATGTCGGGACCACGCCGGCCGCGACGACCGAAGGCCCGGAGAAATTGCGGCGCAACAGAAGCTGGAACTCGCGACCATAGACCGTTGAGGCATAGCCGCCCTTGCTTGCGGCGGACGCGGCTGCTTCGGAGAGAGTGACGTCCATCGTGCCGCTCTTGAAGCGGGTAACGCCGGCCGGAAGCGATCCGGCGCCAGTGGTCACTTCAAGGCCGAGCAACGCCATGTTGTGGGCCGCCAACGCCATTATAGCGGGGGCGTAGTCGGCTTCGGCCCAGCTTTCGTCGACGAACCTCTCCGCGTCGGTGAGCCAGACTTGAATGGTCGCATCGGCAACTGTCGCGAAGGCCGGATAGCGTGCCTGAAGCTGGTCTGGCGTCGGCGCGGTGTAGGCCATGATGGCGTTCTACTAAGGGGGCGCTGGGCCGCTTACCGCCGTCAGATGATCGCCCGCCCGCAAAAGGTATAATCGGTGAACCCGAGCATCGCCGCCAGCCTCAAGGCGTGGCCCTCATTTTCGGCGACGGCCTCGATCTCGCCAGGCCAATGTTGAGCCGGCTCGCGGAGCGCGATCACGCCATCAAACCGGTCCCGCTCAAGCGCGGCTTCCGCTTCGTCCCACACGCTCTTTCCGCGCCCGAGTATCAGCCCCCGGCGCCCGTTGCCGCGTCGGTAGTGCGCACCGATCCACGGGTCGGCAAGCATGTCCCAGGGCTTGATCGGGGACAGAAAGAACATGATCCGCTGGATGCTGGCCTCGACATTGTGACGAGAGCCGTAGGCGAGGACGCCATCCGCCGCCCCCCATGTCGCCTCGCCCGGGCCTAGCGAATAGCTGATCCACGCCTGATCGGACCCGAGATATTTCTTTCCTGCTTCGGTTGCCCCCTCAACGGTGAAATCGGAATAGACTTGCGGCCTGGCTCCAGCCTTCATCTGCAGCATCGACCCGTTATAGGGCCGGGACAACGTCGTGCCCCGGTACATCCGAAAGTCGTAATCATGATCAAAGAGAGGTGTGAGGTCGGCGCCGATCACGCAATCCAGGTCCATGCTGACGAAATGCTTGCCGAAGATGCGCCCAGCATCCGGCCGAAACAGCGCGATGCGGCGAAAGCATTGCGGCAGGCCCCTCCCCCGATTCTCGCCCCACGTCGGGATGCGTACATCCTCAAATTCGCCGGGGGGCTCGATAATGTCGATACCCTTGGAAATCCCGGCCGGCATGTCGGTCACACAGGCGAGCCGGTGCGGCATCGACAGGTTGCGCCGCACCATGTCGGCCCAGATGTTGACGTGCGCGGCGGTGTAGGCGGTCCGACCGCCGGCCTGCGACCATAACCAGGTCAGGATCGTCAACATTCCGGAAGGTGAGCCGTCGCGAAGACGAGCTTCCTGTAGCACCCGAGGACCGCGCTGTTGGTCCAGTGCGAGATAGCGCCTTCCCCCTTCGTCCCGAACCACGTCTCGTTGACCGGGGGCTTCGGGACGATGAGCCCGGCCGATTCCAGGCTTTTCGTGAGCAGCCAGGTTATGCGATGCTTCTGATCGACGCGCACCGCCCCATCGCCCATTTCCCGGGCACGGGCGCGGTCGGTGCAGTCGTCGATGATGATCGTCGCCCCCGGAGCCAGGCGATCGTAGAGCCGGCGCATGTCCCGGTCTATCCGCCCATCCGCGTCGAGCATGAGCAGCCCGATCAGGCGGTCAGGAAGGTCGGCGACCGTCCTTGCCGCGTCACCTTTGCGGATATGGACCATGTCTGAGAGCCCGTAATGAGCGATGTTCGCGCAGGCTATCTCCAGATTGTCGGCCGCATATTGCTTCCGGCCCCCAGACGAGAACGTGTCGAACGTCCAGACCTCGCCGCCCCTTTCGCGAGCCGCGAGCGCCAGGCAGACGGTAGCGGCGCCGTGCGCCGTGCCGATCTCCGCGAACATGTCTCCGGGCGCAGCCTTGGCGGCTTCGTAAATCGCCGCGTAGACCTCCGCCCTCATCATGCCGTCGCACCGGCTTCGGATCTCGGCGAAGTCAGGGCTGGACATGAAGCAGCCCCTTTAGCTCCTTCATCCGCGCGTCCATCCGCTTTGCATAGTCCACGGAGGCGGCGATATATTCGCGCAAGGCTTCCTTCTCATCGCCATCCGGAAGCGTGTCGACAATGCGGCGCATGTGGCGCAGCGTGTCGCAGATCGTCAGGCGGGTGCCCTTGACGTAATAGTCGACTTGATATTTGCGTCGGTCGCGGGTTGCGACGGTGGCCTCCAGGAACGACATGCCCTTTGGAACGGGCCCGAGATTGGTGATTCCGGTTTCGTCGAACTGCTGATCAGTCTCGACGCGCCTCACCGGGCCGGCGCTTTCCTCCGGACTCGGCGGCGGCGTGGGGTCTTGGCGGGCATTCCGACCTTCGCCGCCTTGGCCTTCAGGCTGGCAGGCGGTGGGGCAAGATCATTGACGATCTCCACGTCAATGTCCGGCTCACGCTCCAGGTGCGCCACGGTACGAACTTTGAAGGGCCGCGTCTCGCCGGGCTGAACGAATCTGTATTGCCCGTCTTCCCGCTCGACGCCGAACGGGGCCTTACGGTTATTCGTGATCTTGACCTGCATCGGCTCAGCTCGGCTCGGCAGTGATTCCGTCGAGATAGAACATCGCGCTGGGCAACCGGATTTCCGTGCCGCCGGTGCGGGCGATGACGCCTTGCTCGTAGGCCATCAAGCCGACACGATGGACCGGCAGAACCCTGCGCGGCATGGGCAGGTGGAATTTCAGCACCTGCGGGTCTTTGCGGTAAAAGACCGCGCGTCCAGTCGCGCCGGCCGCCGCGCTGGAGAGGTCGCGCAGGGGAGCAATGTCGAGCGGCTGCTTGTTCTCGGCGGTGTAGATGTTGTTCTTCTGGACGTATTCGAGCAGCGTGCCCATCGAGCCGTCGGTGCCGAGCCGCTTGGTCGCGATGAAGCGGAACGCCTCCGGAGGAAGCCGGACCGTATCGGCCCATTCGACCTCACCGGACTGAGTCCGCACCGTCTCCAGGCCGGTGTTGAAGTCGGCCAGAATGTTGTCCACCGTCTTTGCCGACCAGAGCAGCGACGAGCCGGAGCCCGTCGCGCCAGCGTTCGCCGAGGGAACGAGCGAGCTGTTGATCAGCCCGTCCCAGTTGACCTCATCCGAGCCGGTGATCGCGATATCGTAGAGCAGCCGCTCGACATTGTCCCCCGCCCCCATCGCATCGTCGTTAACGACGTTGACGTTGTAGAGCATCCCCTGTTCGGTTTCCTCGAGCGACCATTCCCAGCCGGCGCCGACCATGACGAAGTCGTGGCTGTGCTGCGAGCGGGTCGTCTTGCTGAACGGGATGTCGCGAGCCTTGCCGCTGATGATCCTAGCCCGGCCGGTGGTGTCCGAAACGCGGAACTGCGTGCCGATCGCCCAGGGGGCGCCTTCGGTCACGACCGGAACGTGGTCCGAATAGTTGAACGTCGGATAGCGGCGCTTGTAGATCTGCGCCTCGATATTGCGCCCCTGTGCGGTGACGAAACCGAACGCGGCCTGCTCGTCGCTGATGATGGGGGACAGTTTCGTCATTGCCTGGGTCTCCCTAGAGGCGGCGAAGGCCGAGGGACACGGTGACGATATCGCCGTCCCCCCCATTGGTTTCGAAGCGAGCTTCCGGAATGGCGACATTGGTGCCGCCACTGGACGTGCCGTATTTGCCCGTGGCGCTGTCCCAATAGACATCGTCGCCCGGAACGATGGCCGCGCCGGCGGTGACCATGATGGTGCCCTGCGTCATCAGCGCGGCCTGGCCGTACTGAGGGTAGTTGTCGGGGTCGTCGGCGTCGGCGAGGACGGCGCGATTCAGGACCGCGATGCCGAGGAAGACGGCGCCGCTCGCCATCAGTCGGCAGCTGTTCTCGCTCGCCGCGGTCGCGCTGCGAGCGGCGGGCTGGCCGAAGTTGAGGCCGCCGGACGTCTCGACCGTGCGGCTGATGATATTGGCCAGTTCCTCATTCGCGATCTGACCGGGAAGGCCGATGGCGGGAGCGGTGCCGTAATTGGACTGTGCGACTGCCATTTCGAATTCTCCCTCAGGCGGCCTTGGTGCCGGTCAGATCGGCAACCATCTCGGCATAGGCGTCGGCGACGGCCTTCTCGGCATCATTGACGTTGGCGGGGCTGTGGATCGGAACGATCTTGCCGTCCTTGGTGTCGACGGCGATGGTCGCGAAGCTCACCGCAATCAGCTCCGGCGTCCAGTCCTTCGCCGCATCGCCGACATGTTTGTCGACCACCGCCTTCTGGATGGCCGGCTCGTCCATGTCATCGGTGATCTCGACGCCCAGCGCCTTGGCCTTGTCGACCACCGCCTGATAGGCTTTGGCAGCGTCACGGAGCGCCTGCGGAGTCAGCTTGGCGTCCTCGACCTGCTTTTCGAGCGTGGTGACCTTGGCCTCCAGTGTCGCCTTGTCTGTCGTGAGGGTGGCGACCTGGGTTTCGGCGGTCTCCTTCGCCTTGGTTGCATCGCCGAACTGGCTTTGGAGCTTGCCGATCGCCGTCTCGACCGCACTGGCGTCCGACAGGTCGACCTGCAGGCCGTCGATCATGATCTTCTTCGTCACGGGCTTCTCCTCAACCGCGTCGACCGCGTTCAGAATGACAGTCGCAGCATCGCAACATTCGAACAGCTTGTTACCGCCGTCAGAAATGCTGGCCTCGGGGCCGGCGCGGGCCTTATCCACAACCGCGACGTGATTGCCCCGAATACTGCGCTGTACCGCCTGATATGCCGTGCCGTCAGGGGCCGTGCCGTCCTCGATCGTCAGCTCGCAGCCGTAGCCGGCCGACAGCTCGCGCTTGCCGCCGTCGACCTTGCCGATGAGCTCGGCATCCATCAGCGCCAGGTCGAAGCGAATCCACTCCCCGTCCTTGACTGCCCCACCGACCACGCCGCGGCTGTAGTCGCGCCAGTTGCCGGCATTCACGGCAACGGTTGGATGATCGTCGGTGATCGGGCGACCAACGAAGCTGGCTACCGCCTGAGAGTCGAACACCTCTTCGGGCGGCCGATAGACGTTGACGGCTTGGTCCTTGGCGAAGTGCTTCCCCTCGGGATCGACCTCGCACCCTTGATATTGCTGGATTCCGCTACGGGCAGCCTTGGCGACAATGCGGAGATAGCCGTCTTTCGTCCGGTGGGAGCGGTCGATCGTCAGGCGGTCGATGAACTGCATGGCGCGCGGAGATTTACCGCGCGCGGGAGGGAGTGCTTACCGCCGTCAGGTTGCGGTAAGTCCGACGATGCCATAGGCCAGCCCGAGAAGGGAAATGAGCGCCGGCAACGCAGCCCGACGGGCGCCTTTCTGCTCAATCACTATGCCTGTCCCCACCAAGGCGAACGCGGCTAGCGCGACAACGAAGGTGGCCATCACCCTTCCTCCGCCAGCATGGCGTCGATCATGGCTTGCCAGTGCGCAACGGCTTCTTCATTCCGATATTCCCATTCGTAGCCATCGACAGGGACCGTGTCGCGCATTGCTTTTAGCACTGTCTCGTCCAGCTCCCGAATGGCGGTGAGAACGGCGCGAACCTGATTTTGTTTATGCTCGCGGAACGCTTCGACCTGTTCGCCCCATTTTGCGGGAACGGAGCCGGCCTGCTTCTGGTCAAGATCGAATAGCGCCCGCGCCGCGCGCTCCAGCGGGGTCATCTCAGGCATTGCCCATCATCTTCGAATGGAGCAGTGACTCATCGGCTTTGGCGCGGAGTTGCTCCGGCGTCATCGCTGCTATCTCTGCGACGGTCATCTCGATCAGCGATTTCAGCATCGCATCGCGAACACTCATCGCAAAAGCGGCTTGAACAACGCCTTGGAAGGCTCGCGCCAAGCCTGTATTCAAAGAGTCAGCCATTGATCGCGCTCCTACGCGGTTGTGGTCAGAGCCGGTGCGGACCTCAACCATCCGCCCGGCTCGCTTCAAGTGCTACGGCGGTCCGGATGCCGATTGGGAAAGAGCCGGATTTGAACCGGCGGCCTCCGCCTCGTGGCAGCGATCTACCGTGCTGATCTACCTTTCTTACTCGACCCGCCGTAGCGCTCGGATCATAGCACATGGTCTAATCAAATTCCACCACCGCCAGCTTCCGGCACCCGCAATAAGGCAGTTGCCCCGGCATGTCAGCCGGCGGGTTGGCGAAAGTATATTCCCTGCCGTTACGCGCAACATGCTCGGGTCGGGGATGAAGCTTGCCGCTGTGGACCCATTTCCATCTTTCGATCCCAGCCTGTCGCATCCGCTCACCGTCGAGCGCTGAGGTGATCTTAGTCAATTGGTCAGCCGCAATGCGCTGCGCCCGGTCCCGCCCCATCTCGACAGCTTCCCTGATCTCCCTCGCCACGTCGCGCGCCGCCCGCCGTTCGGTCAGCCCCCGAAAGACGCTGTCACCGATCCTGCCTCTGGCTTGGCTGGAGATGTCCTTGATTAACGAGACGTTCCGCTCGATCACGGTTTCCACGGTATCGGCCACGTCCTCGGGTCCGATCAGCGTCTGAAGATCCACGCCTGAAGCGGATAGCACAGCGCCACGCCATTTGCCCCGATGCCATGTCTCAATCCGCAGGGCCCAGGATCGAAGGCGGGGCGTTAGCTCGATCAGCAGCCGCTGAAGTGCGTCGTCGACCGCCCCGAGCTCACGCTCAACGTCGGCGGGAGAGTCGGTCGTCATCGCCGACAAGGCGCGCTCGTATTCGGCGACGATCCGCCCCGCCCCTAATTCCCATGTCCGGATGACTGGCAAGTAGCAGGCCCGATAGAGGTCGGTAGCGAGGACGGCTGGGGGGGGAATGTCGCGGATCGGGATTTGCCGGCGCCGTGGGTTGCGGAAACGGCGGATCATAGCGGCTAGGGAGAACTTCACAGCGAGAGGACGGTGGTCTTCCCGCCCGTGTTGGGATCACGCCGTGCCGCATATTCCACAGCTTCCTCTGGCGACTTTCCGCAATCCATCGCGGTCAAGGCATGGTCCGCGCCACTTCCGATGGCAGCTGGCGCTTCGATGGGAGAAGCTACAAGACGGTGATCATAGAAGTCGAGCCGCCCGCTGGGATAAAGCACCAAAGCAACCAATTCTTTCAGACGCGGCTTACTCTCGGCACCATCCTCCAACCAACGCCGGAACATCTGTTCATCGATGCTGTCGCCCGCCACCCCGACAAGCCGACCATCGGCAAGCCGTTGAACCTTGCGGCAAAAGGAGCCGATAATTGTGCCTTGTTCAACCTCGCGTCCATCCCCGGCCATGGTCTTGCCGTCGGTGGCGATGGTGGTCATGCCTCGACGAGCCCCTTCTCCCAATCCTCGTTCACCTCCTCGAAAATCTCCGGTCCGAAGACGAGCTTCCCGCGATACGGCCTCACCTTCTCGAGGTCCAAATCCGGCGGGACGTCATAGGTGATCGTGACGTGCGGTTGATACTCGCTATAGTCGAAACTCGCCCCGGTCTCGCGCTTGATCCCTTCATGGCGGTAGGAAAGCGAGGACGCGCCGAACAGCAGCACGACAGCGCCCTTGTCCCCCAAAGGCTCAACGGCGCGAGGGCCGCCAGCATGGACGGTCATCCTGCCATTTTCGTCCTCATTCCATGCCTCACCGACTTTCATCCAGTCGACAGGCTGGCGGCTGAAACAGATCGTGACGTGCATGTCCTCGGCTGGCTGCGTCGTGGTGAATCCCTGCCCCTTTGCCCAGCTGATCACTTCATCGGCGTTGAGCAGCTTGCGGCTGACGTACAGGGTCCGAGGACGGGCATCGGTGAGCAGGGCGCGCGCCTGGTCGGCATTGATAGCGCCGCGCCGCTCTAATTCCTCGACCGCCTCGTTCTCGTTCGCCGCCTCGAGCCTGGCAGGATCGGCTAGGTCAGGCTCTGGATTGAGACCGTAGCGTTCATCATCCCCCATGTCGTTCAGCGGGCCCTCGATGCCTGGCAACCACCCGTTCTCGATGACTAGATTCTGGAAGCCCTCGGCGAACGCGCGATCCGGGATGGCACCGGTGGTTTGCGCTTTCTCGACAGCCTCCATGGTGGTCTTGAACCTGGTCGACTCCTCCGCTTCGCTGGGGGTGTCGAGAGGCGCGTGCTTCCACCATAGCTCTTTCGGTCGCGAGCCGAGCGCCGATGGGATAAGGGCCACGTCGATCTGATCGAGGCATGGCGACAGAAACAAATCCTGATCCGCGCCGATCGACTTGTGGTAGTCCTTTTGCTGGCTGTCCCCACTGGCGTTCATGCCTTCAGCTGCCAAGCCAAGCAGCCGCGTGACCGGCATATCGGCCATCGCGGCGACGAAAGTGGCGAAGGCGTACATGACGTCGCGGATGCCGGTCCAGTTGACTTGGCGATGTTCGATCGTCTCGCCGGCCCCCGCTGTTCCGTCGCCGGCATCCCGGATGATCGCGTTGAACATGCTTTCGAGCTGCAACATGGTCGCGATACGGGCTCGCACGGTCCGCTCGCCATCCTGTGTCGAAACGAGGTCGGTAAGGCCTGGAATACCGACAATCGTGGAACGGGCCTTTGAGATCAGGGCCGCGAATGCCTGTTGCGCCGTGTCGCTGTTCTGGACCGCGCCGAGCATCTGCTCGATCCGGCTTTCGCCCCAGAACCTAGTCTCCTCATCGGCGCCGATGAGGTTCGGCAACGGATGACCGCGGAAACAAACGACCCGGCTGGGGTGGACGTCGACCACACCCTGCACGGTCTGGACTTGCCACATTTCCGGGCCGGGATAACCTTCCTTCGTCGGGTCGGAAATCCAGTCGCGGGATTGAAGCTGCCAGCGATTCATGACCTGAATGAAGCCGAGCCGACTTTTGGCGACGGTAGGGGCCGGGGCGGAAGGTTCCCCCGGAATGCCGAGGATCATCGCACCTCCGCCGAGCGCCCTCAGCAGCTCGGCTTCGTACAACTTGGCCTTGAGCCCCAGCCGACGCTCCTCAGCCTCGATCGCCGTGATCTGGTCCGCCTCGGCCTGCCAGTCCCGTCCCGCTCGGATGGTATCCAGGGCCCGAGTCTTGATCGCCTTTCGCATCAGGCCGGAGCCGCGGTAGGTCGCCTCGATCTCTTCCGGGCCTAAAGGGCAAAAGGCATAGCGATTGGCGTAGGTCGGATCGCCCGTCATGCCGAGCCCGGTCAGCGCGTTGCGGAGGCCGTCCAGGGTGTAGCCGGCCTTGGCGCGGACGGAGCGGAGGCGCATTTCGGCCATTGGCTGAGGTTACGCTTGGGGACTGTGCCCGCTTACCGCCGTCAGACTAGGGATCTGATGTTGTAGCTTGAGCCGCCTAGCATCAACTCGGTTAGAGCCCAGACCAGCGCGTCAGCACGGTCCGGTGATCCCTCGCCCACATAACCGCTAGCCGTCATCGCGCACATCTGGTCCTCGAGCTCGGGGAAGGAGCCGACGTGGCTGACCTTGCCTTGCTCATATAGCGCGCTGATCGGCTCGGCTCGGACGGCCTTGCCCCGGGAAGCGCTTACGTCCTTGTACGGCACCTTTCTGTCCGCGGTTGTTATGACGAACCGCACCATGTCACCGCCGAAATTCTTCTCTCCAACGACGCGATCAGCTTTGAAGTTGTGGTACGCCTCTATAGCCCTCCGTCCCCACCCTTCCGGCGATAGTTGGCAGGTCCAGTCGCCAAGCACGTAGCCGCGACCATCCATCCCAAGGCCGGCAATGACGATGCCGATATCATCCCCCTCTCCGTCTCCCTTCGTACCGGATGGATCGACCGCCACCACGATCCGACGCAACTGCGGCGCCTCCTTTACCCGTCGCGGCGCATCGGCCGGCCCATCGATAATGTCCATCGTCCAAAGTGCGCCAGGGACATCGTCTAAGATTTCGGCATTGACCTCCTGCCGCCCCAGCCTGGTCCCTTCGTAGTCGAGGATCGTCTCCTGATACCAAGAGGGGTCTAGATTGGCCCGATTCTCATGGCTGGTCCCGATGACCACCCGGGTGGTGCCCTTCTTTTCCAATTCTCTCAGGATCGGGATCGGGCGCGGGGTGGTGGTGATCAGTCGGCGCGGGCGATCAGTCGACGCTTCCCGCATACCGAACTGCAGATTGTCCCAGCCTTCACGGGCGTTCTTGAACTTGGCAAATTCGTCCAACCATGCCGTATCACCACTAAAGCCACGGAGCTGGTCCGGCTCGTCATCCGAGTAGATTGTCGCCCATGATTCGTTCGGCCATGTCAAGCGCCGCTTCGACGGCTCCCAGCGTGGCCGTTCCCAAGGTGCCGTGTTCTTCAGAATGCCCCCGGGCCCCTCAATCATGTAATCGCGAGCATCGGCCGGAGTTCTGGCCACTAGCGCAATCCATCGACCAGGATAGTCTATCGCCCGCTCATGGACCCACCCGCTTCCCGAGCGCGTCTTGCCAAAGCCACGACCGGCGCGAATGATCCACAGAGACCAATCACCAACAGGAGCCAGTTGCTTCGGCCGAGCCCAGAACCTCCAGTCCCAGACGAGCTCATTGGCCTGGCTCTCAGTGAGGCTTGCGATCGCCGCTTGTCGCTCCGCCACGGTCAGCGAGGCCAGCAATTCGGCTGAGGAGCACGTCCCTTGCACTCACTTCCTCCGTCTGGATGGGGCCGCCGTCCTTACCGGTGTGCTCCACCCGATCCTTGAACATTCCGAGGTGGCGTCCAAGATCCACGAGAGCGGCCCGCTTGTCGGCCAATTTGAACTTCACCCGCCGAACATCTCTCGCATCCTCGCCGCGGCCATCCTTAAAATCTTCCACTACCACTTCTGTGATCGCCGCCGCCTGCTCTCGTGTTAAACCGGACAGGTCGACGAAGGCGTCACCCTCAGCCCCGATGCTGACGTAATCCAGCATGTTAGCGAAGCCCAGCAAAGCAAGCTCTCGGGCCACCAGTTCTTGAGTGATTTCCAGCTTCCGTGCGATAGATGCTTGGCGCTCAGCCACGAGAGCCGCCACCTTAACATTTCTCAACAGCCTCGATGCCTGCTGTTCTGCCGTAGCGACGCTATAGCCGGCACGGATCGCGGCCTGCGTTGCGTTCAGGTCGATGAGGTATTCGTCAACGAAGCGCTGCTGTTTGGGGGTTAACGATCCAGCCATCCGACAATCTCTACTCCACGCGGTTTTCTCCCATTACCGCCCCGTGGTCCGAATGGGCGCACGCCGTTCTCCTTCATGTGATCCTTGCGGCGCTGATCCAGTTCCGGGCCTCCACACATCTCGATCCATTTGAGCAGGAGATCGGTGCGACAATTGTACAGGCGCTCGACACGGCGCCAACCGCCACTGACGAATTCCTCCGCGAATTCGGGCGGACAGGCCGGTACAATTCTGGCCGGAGCACTCACGCCTCGATCACCCCCAAATCGCTTTGCGCCACCATGTCGGCGAACTCTTTGCGCGCTTCTCGGCTCCCGCGATTCCACGCTGCGGCCATGCCCTTAATCGCGTAATAGTCGGGATCGTCATCGACTTGATCACGGGGCTTGAAGATGCCGAGCGCGACCTTTCGCTTCATCGCCTCGACGCGGAGCTCGCGGGTAGAGAGACTGCCTGTCTCCGCTCTATCTAGGAGCGCATCGGCTTCCTTCGGCGGGAGCGCGGCAACCTCTCGGTGATGAGTGAACGTCAGATGTTCACGGCGCCGTGAAGTTTCGAAGGATCGACAGACGCTCGCGATGTTCGCCAGATCGCCGAACTCTCGCCCGAAAATGCCCTCGGCTGCCGCCTTGGCCCGCTCCCCGTACCGATGTGATCCAGCAGCCCACCAATCGCCGATCCACCAGCTGATAACCCGCTGCCCCTCGGCTAGACTTTGCCCCATCGCGACCCACTGATCGAAGGTTTGGTCCTTCGGGACATCGAGCGCTAGCGCCGGCCTGCTGAGCGTGTCGATGGTCATGATCGCGTTCATTGCTGAAACCTCCCCCATTCACCTTCCTCCCGTGGCTTGGGCGACGGTGTACCGTGACCCGTCCGGCCTATAGCGCGCTGTCGCGTTGAGGTCGGTAAGTATGCGGTTCAACTCTTCGGTGTCGGCTTCCGACATCGGCTGTCCTCGGAATTGCATGAGATCCCGCCGCACTGGCGCGGGCAGCTCAAGATTGGCTGGCTGCGCTGATCGCCGCCGCCGCTCTAGTGCCTCGCTGGTTTCCGCAATGATGATGGGAACGATCTTCGACGGATGGTCTGAGACCTCGCGCGCCTTGCGACAGCCGGCGGCGAGCAGGTCGGCTGGCAAGTGCTTGAGCGTTTCCCATGCGATGGCCAGCCATTCGCGACGGGCGGCCTCATCCATCCCGACCGGAACGACCAGAGCCAGGCAAGCCTCGAGCTCGTCACGAAACCGGTCCGACGTGGCCGGCTGAAGGCGGGCCGAAGACGCTGATGGCAGCACGGCGCGTGGCGCTGAGACCATCGGCGGGTTGATGTCTGCCCATGCCGTTTCCCGATCGTCCGTAATGTTCATCGTGCCGCCTCTCGATCCAGTTCCACCAAGCCTTGTCCCAGTCTCGCTTTCGCCCCTTGCCCTGCTCGTTCTTCGCGTTCGCTGCCCAGAGGTGCATCCGCGCCAGCTCGGCCTCCAGCGCGCCGGGTGGCCACTGATCAGCTTTGGCCTGAATGCGGGGGGGCAGAGGTTTCGTTGGCGACCAGCCTTCAGGTAGCCGGTGGTAGCCATCCTCGCGCGTGCGCGTCTCTCGCACACATGGGGATAGATTTAATTTTTCAGGGTCTGGGGGCTTTTTATCAAAGGAAGGGGCGGCGTCGGCGGAGTCTGCCGACATCTGCCGATTCTGCCGACGCTCGACCCGCTTCTCCGCTTGATATTCGCGATCTCTTCCCCGCCGACGCTGAGCCGCATGGTCGACCGAAGGCCGCGCTTCCACAGCAAGGGCCGCCGACAGTTCCATCACCAACGCCAGTTGGCCTGCCGAAAGGCCAGAGTCGGCGAGATCGGACATGATCGCGCGCGTCTCCCTCACCGTGCCGCCTCCCTGCGAAGCCGAACAGCGCCAGCACCCTTTAGCTTGCACCAGGGACTGGCACAGCGAGCAGCATCCGCGGAACAAACGAGATTGCTGCATTGATCGCACCATGCACGCTGGATCACCGCCTGTTGGGGCTGCTGGACATGCTCTGTTGCTGGTTCGGGCGGGGGAGCCGGTGACGGCTCTGGTGCCCGGCGGCGCTTCGAAAGAAGTTCGACCAGAGCTCTAACATGAAGGTTCAGTTCCGGGTCCTTTTCTCGCAGCCTCGCAATTTGCCTGACCGCGTGAATGGCGGTAGTGTGATCTCTCTTGCCGAACCTTCTGCCGATCTCGGGCATGGACCGCGGCGTAAGTTGCTTTGAGAGGTACATCGCTACTTGCCGCGGCCGGGCAACTTCTCGGTCTCGACGTGCCGACGTCATCTCCGCCTTCGGAATCTGAAAATGCTCTGCCACTCGCGTCTGTATCTCATCGATGGTTACGACACCGATGCGCTGGGCCTCAACGAGGATGAGTTCCCCCTCGGTTATCAGACCCTCCCGCCGGAGATATTCCCGGCAGCCGTAGGTTGTTATGGTGTACAGGGAAGCCATTATGCCGCCTCCCTCCAGTCCCGAACGGCACAAGGCGCCCCTCTCTCCCTGAGGTGAGCGAAGGCCTGTTCGGTCGTCGTGACTACAGCGGGTTCGAAACCCATTTCCTTGAGCTGGGCGTGGATCTTGACCTGATCGGGAGAGAGACGGTTGGCGCAACCGGGGCGCTTCACCTCGATGAGGGCGCGGCCATGGTTCATAGCGTCCACACCTCGACGCTGGCGGCCTCGATTGAGCGGTCGCGAATAACGCGAAGGTCGTTTATCCACTGGTCTCCGGGGAAACCGGGAATGGTGGAGACAAGGATATCCTCGATCGCCTTAATGCGATTCGAGATGTCGCCTTTGTGGTTGAGGTTGAGCCGAATGCTGACAGCGTAAGGCTTGCCGATGCTGGGCTCACCAGCGGCCTGCCACGCCGTGATTGCTTTGCGAGCGGCCCCCTCTCTCCACGCCTTATAGTCGCGCGAAATGATCCGGCGACCGTTGTACGTCGCGAACAGGTTGTTCGTGCTCGGAGGCATAGGAAGCTCGGCGGCGAAACCAGTCATGCGCGGCTCCTGGCCTTACGGGCGCGCTGATCCTCGTTGTGACACTGGCGGCACGAGCGGTTGTGCTGCCGGATGTTCTCTGGCGTGCGAGGGTGACCCCTTAAGCAGAACTTAGCCTTGCGGCGGATGCCGGTAGTACGACGATTGTTCTCGGCTTGAGTCACCGCCTCAAGATGATCCGGGTTGCAGCACAGCCGATTGCGGCACCTATGATCCAGGTGCAGTCCAGCTGGGATACTGCCGTGCGCGAGCTCGTAGGCGGCGCGGTGGACGCGGACATACCCAAATCCCGGTACAGCACCACGGCCATAGCCGAGGGTGCTCGAAAGCTGCCAAACGCGGCAGGGCGTATCAAAGCCCGTATCTTGCTCAACGGTCCGCTGGCGCAGATATTCGGTCGCCTCTGAGCGACTTTTACGGGCGCTCGCCTGCGTTACCATGTCGATTGACCCATCTGCTTGAACCTGGCTTCGTCTCCGCCGGCCAGATGGGCGCCGTTCGGGATGTGCGTCACGAAGACGTCTGGAAAGGCTATCCCCATCATGTCAAGGATGGCGCGCTGGACCTGACGTTCGGTTGGAACTGGGGCCTTCGGTCTGGCGGACCCTGTGCTTGCGTAGACTGTGGTCATGGGAGGGACCTAAGGTTGGGCGATGCCCCTCTACGGGGGCCGCTCTGCTTGGCTTCGCCCCGAGCCCTCCGGTCTCGGCCCTTCGGGAAGCTGCCGCTATCGCGAGAAATGGGGTTTCCGGCGCTGTCGCAAATCCCCTTCGCTATGGCTCGCCTCAATGCCCGCGCCAATTCTTCGTCGGTCGGATTGCGCCAGCCGAACATCATGCGGCCTCCGTGAAGAGGGAACCTTGCCGTTGAGCGTCCTCAATGCGCTTGCAGGCGATGTCGAAGTAGGAAGGCTCACACTCAATCCCGATGAAGTCTCGCTGCATCTGAACAGCGGCGACCCCGGTGGTGCCGGAGCCCATGAAGGGATCGAGAATGATTTCGCCTACCCGCGACGACTTATTGAGCAGCCACTTCCATGCCTTGAGCGGCTTGGGACATGGATGCCCGTTCGGCTCCGCTGCTTCCGTCAGCACATGGTGGAGAGGCCGCAGTTGCTCGCCATTGTTCGGCGCTGTCCCGTAGAACAAAATTGGCTGCCATGTTGGACGCCCCCAGAAAGAACAGCCGGTTGCTGCGGGCTGGTAGAAACAACCAACGTCATTGGCAGGCGGATAATGCCATATATTTGTGCGACCAGGCGTAAGCGCGACCCTGCCCACTGTGTCGATGCATCTATCGATGACATCCCTGCAGACCGTCGCCACGTATTCTTGCGTGTCATCAAAAGAACCGCCGTAAGCCCCCTTTTCGCGCGCCCTGCTCTCGGGGCCGCCAGCAGTATTGGCGATCCCATACGGCGGGTCGGTCACGACGGCATCGACCTTGCCCAGCGTCGGCAAAATCTCGCGGCAGTCGCCGAGATACAGCGTTGCGGCGCCTATCGTCTCGACGCGGCTCATGCGCGCACCGCGTTAGCGGCAGCCGGCTTTGCCTGAGACGCGAAGCGGCTCAGCCCCGAAGGGGCGGCAGAGCGGCGGCGCGAAGCGCCGTAACGCCCTGATACTATCGCACACGGCAGGGAGGCGAAGGGATCGGTCATGCCGGCACCGCGAACATGTCGCCGACAGCCGCTTTGGCCTTGGCGCGCTCGGCAATGCCGCGTCGCCGCATCGGCGCGTCGTAGCGATTGTGGCAGCGCTGGCACATGGCCTTTAGGTTGTCGTCGGCGCAGTTCTCCGGGACATGATCGAGATGCGCGACGGTGAGAACGACCTTGCTGAAGGTCACCGGATGCATCTCGCCGTTCCATGCGCCACACCGGCCTTGGCAGCATTCGGAGCCGCACTCGCCGGTACATTCACAGCGTCCGCCGGCGCGATCGCCGCGGATGCGCGCACTGATCGCCTTCCAGTCCTTTGGATAGCGGGCGCGGTTTTCGGGGCGGATAGGCATTATGCATCCTCCCAGTCGAGCAAGGCATCCCTCGCGGTTTCAGCGCGCTCGTATGATGCATCGGCATAGCCGTCCTCGTAGGCGAGCAGGACGTCGTGGTCTGAGCCCTTCTGTGGTTTCGGCTCGTTGTCCGGCCCGCTGTCGGCGATGCTTTCCAGCGCATCGACCAGCGCCCGTATCTTCCTCTCGCGATGCTCGCGCAGGCAGCGGTCGACCAAGGCTGGCAGGGGAACGCCCATCTAACCCGCCACCGCCCGGAGCTTGGCCCCTGCCCTGGTCCCGTTGGCTTCCTCGATAATGGCGAGCATGGCTGGAATGAGGGGGGTGAACAGCTTGGCAAGGGCCGCGGTATCGGTATGATCGCGGCGCCCGTCCTTCATCCTGTCGAGGTATTCGGTGGCCGCGTGGAGCATCTGCGAGATGCAGGACATGTCGCAGACTTCGCCGGGCTGCGTCGGCACAAAGACGCCCCCGTAAAGCTGAAAAACGTTGAACAAAGCCGCCTGATCGACTACCAATGAATTGAGGATCGTGTGCGCTTCGGGCAGATGCTCGCCAGAGATCGCCTTGCTCACCGTATTGGAGTCCCGCACGCCGAGCTTTGCCGCGAAAGAAATGCGTTGTCCTAACGGCGCGAGACGCAGCCAGTCGGTAGCAAGAGCATCGGAAACTTCGTCCTTTGTTCTTGCACGAACGTGGGGGACATTCCGGTCAGTCATTTCGTATCCTTGGGACTATGCAGGGGTATGATCGTGCGCTCGTTGAAGACTCCGTTCCCGATCCTTTGAGGCGGATATGTCCGGGGGATCGGGTGGGGGAGCTTGAGGGAGGGGACTGGGATGGTCATGGCCTAGGCCGCCTCCGCGTCGAACAGGGAGCCTTGGCGCTGAGCATCCTCGATCCGACGGCAAGCCGTGTCGAAATGGGCGGCATCAAGCTCGATCCCGATGAAGCGGCGCCGGAGCAGATGGCAGGCCACGCCGGTTGTTCCGCTGCCCATGAACGGGTCGAGGACTGTCTGCGTGTTAGTGGCGGCCAGGGCGCGGTGCGGAAGCTCGACTGGAAACGGCGCAGGGTGCGGATTGACGTCGGGCGTTATCTGCCAGACGTCGCCCTCTCCGGATGCCCCGCGCGACTTCAGGCGGAAGTCGGGATGGGCGAGCATCATCAACCATTCGTGCGTCGGGACGAAGGCTGTGGGGTTGAAGTTCTGTCCGCCCGGACGCGCCCAGATGATGGTTTGTCGATGCAGCACGTCCGCCGGCAGGAGCTCGATAGGCTGCCACAGTCGCGGGCCGATCACGCGCGGCTTGTGGTTGTAGAAGATGACACCAGAGGGCGCGGTCAGGCGCCACAGCTCGGCGAGAATAGCTTGCTGCCACGCGACGTACTCAGGCCATGGCATTGCGTCCGCGTGAGTGCCGTAGTAAGCTCCAAAGCCGGACTCCGCGCCTCCTTTCCACTTGCCTTGTCCGCCCGACTTCTGGCCGGGTTTCCAGTTGCCGAAGTGGGGCCAAGGACGCTCGCCGAGGTTGTAAGGGGGCGAAGTGAAGGCGGCATCGACTGGTGCCAAGGACGGGAGAATGTCCCTGCAGTCGCCGAGGTACAGCGTTGCCGAGCCAATCTGTTCGACGCGGCTCATCTACAGCCCTCCCCCGCGCCTGAGCTTGTCGGGCGTCGATCCGAAGCGGTCAGTATCGGCGAGCTCGTCGGAGCTATCGTTGAGAGACTGACGGGTGAGAATCGCGGCAATGGCTCGCGGCGCCATCCAGAGGACGACGAAAGGCACCATGGCGAGGGCGGCGACACCGATCAGGGCGAGGGTGAGGCGGTCCACGGCTCAGCCCGCACTGCCGCCGTCAAAGCGGAACGGCATGTGGCCGATGGCTGGACGTGGTTGGGCGCAGACGAGGGCTTCGTAGCGGCGCTCCTCTCGCCAGCGGCGGGCGAAGGCGAGCCCCTGCCGGCGATTCTCCCGGTTTGCGACTGCCGCCGCCTTGACAGCGGCGTCGATCCCTCGGGAAACGGGAGCGTTCACAGCGCACCTCCGGCGGAGACGAGCAGCGGGGGGAAACCCGTCTCCGCCTTCGGTGTCCCGCTGTTGCGAGCAGCGGGGTGGGCCCGCGAATTATTTTCGGCGCCGCGACATATTCCCCCGCCGGCCGGGACTATGGCTTTGCAGGGGAACTGCGACGTATGGAGTGGCGCGCGGTGGGCGCGATCGACTACAAGGAAGAGCCGTTCGCGGCCCCCGTCATCAAGGATGGAGTCGTCATCCTCAACTGGCCTGACGGAAGCAGAAGGGCGGTGTCGCTTCGTGTGTTCCGGATCGAACAGGCCAGGGCCGCGAAAGCGATCACCGATTATGACGCCAAGAACGCCGAGGTGGTTGCCATCAAGGGGCGCGGCCGGGATCACGCCGCGCGGTCCTGAAGGTTCTCGAGCATGTCGATTTCGGCGTCAGTCGCCTGAGCGATCGGGCCGAACTTCCGCCCGGTTTTCCGGTATATGTTGATGGCGAGCGGCATTGCGGGAGTTCGGTCGCCGCTCAAAATCATGCTGGCATAGGCGATGCTGATGCCTGCCGCGTCTCGAAGCGACGTCGGGGTAAGCGGAGCTTCTTGCATGGCGCTATCTTCACACACTGTGAAGGCTAGCGCAAGCCCGAAATTTCACAGTTTGCCTAAGGCACCGCCGCGTCGGTTCGCGCATACTGTGGAGGTGGATAAGAACGCGGGTCCGAACTACCTCAAGGCATGGCGGGAGTTCCGCAAATTGTCTCAAGAGGAGCTGGGAGAGAAGGTCGGAACGACCGGCTCGGTTATCAGTATGCTAGAAGCAGGCGAACGCGGCCTCTCTGCTAAGTGGCTGCGAAAGCTGGCCCCGTGCCTGGAGACGACACCAGGACACTTACTTGACCACGATCCCCGCGAGCTGCCGAGCGACATCATCGACATTTGGATGCACGCCGACGCCGGACAAAGACGCCAACTCTCCGATGTCGTTCGCGCCCTGGTCCGGACCGGCACCGACAACTAACCGATTCCCACAACCCTGCGGCGCGGCTTCACATTTTGTGAAAAATAATGCTTGACACCTATCTTCACAGTGTGTGAATGTAGGGCTTCACAGAACGTGGAGCCCGCTATGGCAGCCCAAGTCACGAAGCTATTCAAGCCGGAAGCCGGCACGGTCCACTGGTTGAACCAGTGCATCGAGCGCGGCCAGACGGCAGTCTTCTCCGAGGCCACCACGGTTACGCCGGGATTGGCGGGCATCATCCTCGCCAGGAACGATCACAACCGAAACATCCGCCCGACCAAGATGGCTCAGTTCGCCGCCGACATGCGGAAGGGCCGGTGGGCATTCAATGGCGAGCCGATCATCATCGCCAAAACGGGCGAGTTGAACGACGGCCAGCATCGGCTTGCCGCGCTGGTCGACGCGAACGTGACGATCCCCCTTGTGATCGTGTTCGGCGTCGAACGCGACACGCGAACGACGGTCGATCAGGGCGCGGCTCGCCGTGCGAGCGACTATCTGCAAATGGAAGGCGAAAAAAACGCCTCCACTCTCGCCGGCCTTGTTCGCCTTTCCATCGCTTACGAGCGGTCTGGCTACGACAGCATCGGGAACTCCAATCTGGTGACGAACGCGGAAGTCCTGGCTCGCGCTCGAGCCGACGAATTGGCGCGAGAAGCGGCGGATTTCGCGCAGAGCGTCGCCCGTGTCTCCAGCGCTTTCGCGTCACCCGCAGTCATCGGCTTTTGCTATTATACCTTCGCATCCGAAAGCGCCGTCGAAGCTAAGGATTATATGACGCAGGTCTGCGGCGGCGAGGGCCTGCGGCGGTCCGACCCCGCCTATGCAGTCCGGGAGCGGCTGCTGAACCTCGGGCAGCGTAACCGCGAGATGCGCACTGAGATTATCTTCCGCGGCTGGAATGCCTATCGCCGCGGCGGCACGCTGACCATCGCCAAGGTGCTCGGCACCCTGCCCGAGCTGGTCTGATGCTTCCGGCCATCTCCTCTCAGTCCCTCCCCAGCCTCGTTCGGCAGGCGGCCTCGCAACTCGCGAGCGCCACATCCGCCGCCGAAGTGCTGGAGGCGCGCGACAAGGCTTCGGTGGCGTATGACGCCGCGAAGAAGGCGGCTCGCCTCGCCAAGGCGAAGGGGGCGCATGACGAGCTGATTGCGAAGGCGCACCGCGCCCAGGCTGACGCACTGGAAATCGAGGCGATGGCGAAGCGGCGGCTGGCCGATGAGTACGACGCGGCGCAGGAGCGTGGTGAGGTTGCCCGCATTGGCGACAATCTCCCTAACGTTCCGAATGGGAATTCTAAGCCCACCGCTGCCGACATCGGCATCCCACGCAAGGAAATCCACGAGGCCCGCCAAATCAGGGACGCCGAGGAAGCTGATCCAGGCGTCGTCCGGCGAACCCTCAACACGCTGATTGAAGCCGGCGAGGAGCCCACAAAGGCCGCCGTCCGCCGTGTGACCGGCAAGCGCCGCCAACACGCTCCTTCGCCGGCCGGGAAGCAGCTCGCAAACCTCCGCAAAGCATGGCGTGAGGCGAGCCCCGCCGTCCGCGAACACTTCCTCGTCGAAATCACAGAAAAGCAAGCCGCCTAACCCCATCCGTACACAGGAGATCAGAGATGCGGCCCCGCCGTCACGACTTACCGATCACGCGGCCTTGGGCGCTGGTCCCCGGCACACATGCGATCGACGGCTACAGCCTGGTGGAAGTCACCCGCCGCACGAAGCGTTTCACTGAATTCCGCCACTCGTCAGGAATGGAGGGTCGGACAACCACCCGCGGCCTGTGGGACTTCGAGACGCGGGAAGCCGCCGAAGCCGAACTCGCCAAGCTTGAACAGATTTGGCGCGCGCCCATCGCCCTTTCGCTGAGGCCGCCTGACATGTCTGTCTCCCCCAAAGATCAGGGTGAGATTGGGCGCCTCGCCGCCGATGCTGGATGGCGCTCTGTCGCTGGCTTTCCCGATTACTGGGTACATAGCGATGGCCGCGTCTTCTCGCTGCACTCCGATGCCTACCTGCGGCCATACGAGGTCAAGGGCTACCTCAAAGTGTCCTTACACGGTGGCGGCCGCCGCCGGGTCGCTTCAGTCCATCTCTTGGTCGCAGAAGCGTTCCATGGGCCGCGCCCCGACGGACTGGAATGTGCTCACCTAGACGGTAACGCGAAGAACAATTGTGCCGACAACCTGGCGTGGGTGACGAAACAAGAGAATGAGGCGCAGAAGATCGCGCACGGCACCGCGATAGCGGGCGAAAAGTCGCACCACGCGAAGCTGACCAACGCACAAGCGGAAATCGTCCGGGCTGCGTTTCGCCGACCTTTGAAGCGCCGCGAGCTGGGTGAACTTGTCGGCGTTTCCGAGACTGCAATTGAACAGCTACTTCGGGGGGACACCTACAATGGCTGATCATGCTCCGCACCAAGCCCCTTCGGGTCTTGGCCCTGACGGGTCGGTATCGACTGGCGCGGGCGCGCTGAGCGACATGGAGACGGCGCTGATCGCAGCTATTTCCATGCTCAACGCTCCGGCGCGCATCGACGAACGCGGCTGCGGTCGGGATTATTCGCTACCGCTCGACGTCACGATCGCTGTTCCCGATAAGAAGCGATTTGAAGCTGGCATCCACGAGCTTGCCGCAACAACACGCGCCGACTTTCTGGCGTCCCCGGCATCCGTCTACATGCGCGCCATTTCTTATGCGGCCAAGCATCCGTTCTGGACCAACGCTCCTTTCACCGGCTGCCAATGGATCATGGATGGCTGCCCGGGGCTGACCATTATCGCCCAGCCATCCGAGACGCCCAAGGACATGGGCAAGTGACCCGCCCATCCACCCCACCCCCGTCAGATCCACAGTCTGCTGCCCTTGAGGATGGGGTGAGGTTTACGAAGGGGGAGTGGTTATTCGAGCGCATGGGCAGCGTAGTGAAGATTGCCGCGCTCACAGGCGAACGACTTGAAGAACACGAAGGTTATGCCCGCGACAACAACGGCGACTGGATTGTCACCTTCCGCAACGAGGATGATTCCGGCCGCATAGCCGCCGTTTCCTTTAAGGGCACGGCAAAGCGCGGACAGGCTTACGGTGCACCAGATCCAGAAGGCATGGCCAACGCCCACCTGATCGCCGCCGCGCCTGACATGTTCGAAGCGCTGGACGGCGTCCACAGCTTCCTCATGTCTGCCCCCATTGAGAGCGGCATCTGCTGCTGCGGGGACCGAGTTGAAGACCACAACATGGGCTCCGGTCACTCGCCGGTTGATGAGCTTTCCTATGCAGCCGCCGGGTACGTTGAGAAAATCGACGCCGCCCTCTCCAAGGCTCTCGGCGAACAGGTCCGCGACATCCTGAACGAGGGGGAAGGATGAGCCAGCAGCAGATAACCATTACTCGAACTTGTGACCGATGCAGCAAGCAGTTCACGGCAGACAGCATGGCTGGGCCGTGGTGGGCTTGGGGAGCGCTGACCATCGAGTTTCCCTCCTTCTGCGGCGGTTGCGGCGAGAAGGACTTGTGTGGAGATTGTCGCACAAGCTTCGGAGACTGGTGGAAGGATGGTCCTAAATGACCCGCCCCCTCAACCCCGAAGCTCTCGGCGATCTCTATGAGGCGCTGGAGTCCGGCATCGCGCTGCTGAGCAAGGGGGTTGATCCGCGTCTCGACGACGTGATCGACCGCGCCCGCGCCGCTCTCGAAAAAGCGAGGTCCCAATGAACGCCCTCAGGGAAGCCGCAATCGCGCGTCAGATTGCGCTAAAGTTGCCGCCGGTCGCGAAGGCCGCGCTCCGGGACGCCTTCTACGGTCGGGGTGGATGGCGCGCGCCCAAGCAACTTGCGTCACTCCAGCGAAACGGCCTCCAGAAGCCGAGGTCCAGCCTTTTGACGCAGCTAGGGCTTCAAGTTCGGCAAGCCCTGTTTCTCGCGGAGAGGCCGTCATGAACGCCCTTCTGGACCTTGCCGAGAGGGTGGAGGCGTATGATCCACGTCTCTCGCTGGACAATCGAGCCGACGAGATGTCGCTTGAACTGGCGGTAGCGCAAGCGGCGGGGCGGACGCCACAAGATGCACGTGTCGCTCGCGGCTCTGTCACCGGCTACATTAGCGGCGATGGGGTCGGCGGCTACGGCACTCCGTCTGTACCTCGCTACCTCCGATCTCTCGACGCCGCGATGTCGCTGGCGGGCGAGGATGCAGTCGCAATCCTCCTAGAAGCGCTTGCCATTGCTGCTCGCTATTTTGTCGAGTTCAAAGACGACGGCGGCCACATCAAAAAGGCGCTTCCCCGCTTCATTGTCGCCGTCTCTCTACGCGCCCTCGCAGCTCAGGGAGAGATGAAGTGACGGACAAGCTTTACGGACGCGCGCCTACAGCATCGGAGGCGGCTACTGAGATCGGCAATCTCGTAACGCGCATTCTCGCGCTGGCCCCGGTTGCTGGCCTGTACATCGGCATCGAAATCAAGCCCGCCAAAGAGGTCGAAACCGATCCACCCCATCCCGAGAGGGAGACCGAGTGATGGCTGACCTTGACCCTTGGATGCTGTTTTGCATCGCCGCCACGGCAGCGGCCGTACTCGGCTTCCTGTTCGGCTATCGCATCGGGAAGTCGTCATGACCTCCCCTCTCCCTACCATAGGAGATGTGCCGGTAGAGTCTGGGCGCGGCCTTCGGCACGGCTCTCGCCCTTCGGGCCGAGCCCCTGCGGGTCTCGACGCTTCGCGCTTCGATCCTCGCGCGGCGCGGGTCTCTGAAAACCCGGCCATTACCTTCCACCCCCGCGGCATCAAGCTAATCGTCGACCAGCAGCACGTTGAGCGCGTGCGCGTGGCCCGCCGGCAGCTCTGCATCGGCGAGGATGTGGCGGCATGAGCCTTCGCAGCATCGGCGATCAGATGATCTACGAGCACGACCGCTTCGGCGAGCCGTTTCCAGATCCACTGCATCGCGCCCTCTACGCTGCGGTTAGAGCCATCCCGGACATAGCCGCCAGCGCCATGCGGCTGGCGAGGCACGCCGTGCGCTACAGTGCCAAGCGCTATGAGGCCTTCCGCGTCTCTGACGGCAAGCGGACATCGGCGCTTTATCTTAACTGCGAACCCGCCTCGCTTCAGGAAGCGCTGAACGCCGCCATGATCCGCTGCTTTCACAAAGACTTCCTCGTCATCAACGAAACAGACGAAGCGAACGGAGAGATGACCCTGCACACCTATGCCATCAAGCGCAAGTCGCGGCCAACCTACGTCTATCGCGATTACGTCACGACGCGCGTGCACGACCTCTACGCTGAGCAACTGTTTGCCTTTGATGGCGAGGCTGTCCGGCAGATCGGGAGGGCGGCGTGACGAGCTTCCTCGACCGGCTTGAGCGAATGCTCGGCTCGCCCACGCTTTCGATGGTGTGTTTCGCACTGATGTTGGCGTTCCTCAAAGTGAACGTCTTCGCCGCTGTCTGTGCGGTCATCGTATTCGCGAATTATACCGCGAGAATTGAGGCGGCTGAGAAGTACGCCCGCGATAGAGGATCGAAGCCTTTGGTCGAGACCGAAGGGCTCGATGCGAAGCACGAGAGCCCCGGTGCCGCAACGCGGCAATCGCCCAACCCTTCTTCTGTCGATCATAGGGGACAGAGAGGATGAGCGACCTGACGCTTGCCGACCTTGAAACGTGGTCGCGCGTCGAACTGGCAATCGGCGACGAAGCCGTCCGTCTGTGTCGCATCGGCTGCAAGGATGAGCCGTGCAGGTGCGGCGCTCGGCGTGACGGAGCATGGCGGCGAGACGCGATTAGTTCGCTCAGGTCTGCCCTCTCCACCCCCCATGACCAGGGAGAAGGATGATGGACAAGGGTTGGGCGTCCCTTCGGGCAACCTGCTCTCGCCTACGGTCGAGCCTGCAAGGGCAGTCTCGCCGGCTTCGCCGCTTCGATCAGGCGCAATGGAGGGCTGCATGAACACCCGCGTTTCCTTGGCCGCCTTCTGGGACCGCTACGGCCGCAATGAGTTCGACGACACGGATTTCGCGAAGGCGCTTGCGCGCCTCCCGGCGCTCACCGCCACCGGCCCTTGGCTAGCGGGCGGAAGCGTCCGCCGCCTCATCTCGCGCTTGCCGCAGGAAAGTGACTTCGACTTCTTCTTCCGCGATCAGGCGCAGTTCGACGCCTTCTGCGAAGCGATAAAGGGCAAAGGCGCGAAGCAACAGAATGAGAGCGATTTCAACGTCACTTTCCGCCTGCCAGCGGCCGAGGCCAAGCCGGTTGACGAGGACTCATTCGAAGGCGGCGGGCCGGAACTGAAGGTGCAGGCCATTCGAGTTGCGTTCTTCGAAACGCTGGATGCGGTAATCGACAGCTTCGACTTTTCCATCTGCCAGTGTGGATTTGACGGGACCGATCTGCTGTTCGGCCAATGGGCGCTGTTCGACATCGCCAACAAGCGGCTCGTCCCCGGCAAGCTGTCCTATGGCACGTCCAGCCTGCGGCGGCTCATCAAGTACGCGCGGCAAGGGTTCACCATCTGTGGCGGCGGTCTCGCCGACATGCTGGAACAGGTCGTTGAGCATCCCGAAATTATTCAGCGGGAGGTCGAATATGTCGATTAGCTTCCGCGATAGCCGATTGATGCGCGAAGCGGCGAGACCGCGTAGCGGGCTCGATCCGAAGGACGAAAGCGGCGGTGCGCGAAGCGCAATCGCCCAACACCTAGTTCCCGCTCTCCTCGATCCCAAAGGTCTGGGGATGTTCGGATTGATAATAGGATGGGGGATTTGGATATGAGCGGCAAGCTTTCAGGGCGCGTGCCTGACGGCACCGGGCTCTCGCAAGCCGAGCCCTCCGGTCTCGGCCCTCCGGGCTTCGATCCCTCGCGCGAACGGACGGCGCTTTCCTATTGGTTTCCTAAGGTTGAGGCGGCGGGTCTGCCCGTTCCCAAAACCGTCCTCCTCCCGATGCCAGATGATGCTCACGAAGCCATTCTAACTCTTCTCTGGAATGGCGAGGCCGATCTGACGCCCGCCGAAGCCTTCCTCCGCGAACTGCGGGCAGCGTGCGAGGCCATAGGGTTTCCGGTTTTTCTCCGCACCGATCACACGTCCGGCAAGCACGACTGGCGACGGACATGCTTCGTTCCTAGTGCGGAGGACCTTGGCGCGCATGTCTGCGGCATCGCAGAGTTTTCTGAGTGCAACGGCATGTTCGGCGAACTACCGTGGAGCAGCTGGGCGGTGCGAGAGATGCTGCCGACAATCCCGGTCGGCGTCTGCCCTCGCTTTGGCGACATGCCCGTGTGCAAGGAATTCCGCTTCTTTGTCGATGGTGGCATGATCGAGTGTTTCCATCCGTACTGGCCGCGCGAAGCTCTTGAACAGGGCGGTTGCCATCTTTCCGATACCGATTACGCCGCCCTTTGCACGCCAGAAGATGAAGGCGAGCTTCGGCGCATTGCCTCCCGCGCCGGTGCCGCCCTCGGCGGGCGGTGGTCGGTCGATCTGCTCGCGACGGAGCGGGGATGGTTTCTCACCGACATGGCTGAAGCCGAGAAGTCGTACCACTGGCCGGAATGTGTCCGCGATAGCGATGGAAGCCAGAAGGGCGGAGACGCCGAAGGTGGCTCCGTCGCTTGCGACGACAGCGCGGGCCGTCAGGCATCGCCCGAACACAGTATCTCTCATCAGGAGGAAACAGATGGACAGGGTTGAGACAGGCTATGGGCGCCTGCCGCTGCGCGGCACCGCGCTGCCAGCCCTTCGGGCCTCAGCCGCTTCGCGTCTTCGCAGAGTGGCATCGCATGGCGCGGGAGGTTCCGATGCCTGACCAGCCGCCCATCCCCGAGCTTCGCCGGCCGATGGATGCGTTCACAACCGTCGGCGAGCTCCTAGGCGACACGCGCGAGCAACCGGGAGAACCAGCCCGCGTGGAGCCCCCCCGGCTTCCGGACACGCCCCCGTTTCCGGAGCCGGGGATATATTTCAACATGCCGGAAGCCGATTATCACGCGGTCCCGGCGCTGTCGAATAGCGGCATCAAGGCGCTGGCATCTTCCCCGATGCTGTTCTGGGCGCGGTCGTGGATGAACCCGGGCAAAGAGGAAGAGGACAGGGATCATCGCACGCTCGGCAACGCCTATCACTGCCGCATCCTGGAAGGCCGAGAGACGTTCGAAGAGAGGTTCGCGGTCTATCTCGACAAGCGCGACTATCCAGACGCCCTGACGACCGACGACGAAATCCGCGCCGCGCTCAAGGAAGCCGGCGAGCGACCAGCTAGCGGCAACAAGCCGGACAGGATCAAGCAGCTACTCGACGTCGATCCCACCGCCCAGATTTGGGACGTGATGACGGATCAACATCTCGCAGCGAATGCCGGGAAGGCGATGATCGGACGCGACCAGTGGCAGCGGCTCGAGATCGCCGCCTACATGATCGACCGCGACCCCGAGTTGTCGAAGGCATTCAGCGGCGGACACCCCGAAGTGTCGCTGTTCTGGCACTGCCCGACCAACGGCGTGCCGATGAAGGCGCGCGTCGATTACCTCAAAATCCGCGCGATGGTCGACCTCAAAAGCTTTGGCAACCAGCGCGAGCGATCGATCGAACGCGCCATCGCCTACGAGATCGCCAGCTACCACTACAACATTCAGCCGTCCGTCTATTTCGAGGGCGCGTCGGAGGTTCGGAAGCTCGTCCGTAAACATGGAGCCTCTGTCGTGCACGGCCTGGATGATCCGGCGTGGGCGCTTCAATGGGCGAAGCACGCCGAGCCCGACAAGTGGCTGTTCGTCTTTCAGCAGAAGGGGCCGGCGCCCGTCACGCGCGGCCTTTGGTATCCGCGCGGCGGCACCATCAAAACGATCACCGACGAAATCATCAACCAGCAGAAGCGCAAATTCCGCACCTATGCGGAGGCGTTCGGCGTGGAGCCGTGGCTGGATATCGCGCCGATCTACGACCTCGCCGACGAGGACATCCCACCTTTCGCAGCGGAGATTTGACATGGCGACGCAAGCCGAACAGACCGTTGAAGAGCCGGAAGCCCCGAAGCTGCCCGCAAAGATACCCCTCGCCGCCGACGACCGCGGCATCCTTCCCGTCATCCCGCGCGATACGGAAGAGGCCGCGCGTTACGCTGCCGGCTTGATCGCCGCGAACATCATCCCAGACGCGTACAGGGAGGGCGGCAAGAAGGACGGTGCCCCGAACAGGGCGCTGATCCTGACCGGCATCCTCAAGGCGCTCGAAATCGGTCTGCCGCCGCAAACCGGGCTGGGCACGATCATGCCGATAAACGGGCGTTTCACGGTCTGGGGCGACGGAGCAATCGCCCTGATCCAGCGCGACCGGGTCATCGCCAAGCATACGGCGCAGCAGGTCGGCTCATCCTTCCCGCCAGACGCCGACTTGAATCAATGGCCCGACGATTACGGGTGGGTCGTCCGCTATTGGCGCGTCGGCCAGGAAGAACCCTACGTCGGGCAGTTCACCGTCAAGGACGCCAAGCGGGCCGGGCTGTGGATGAACGCCTACAAGAAGCCCTGGCTCCTCTATCCGAGCCGGATGCTCTTCAACCGCGCCCGCGCCTTCGCGCTGCGCGACGGGTTCGCCGACTGCCTGATGGGCCTCGGCATCCGGGAAGAGATCGAGGATTTGATCCCCGCCGCCGATGACGTGCCGGCGCTGCCCGACAACTCGGCTCTCGATGACGAGCCGATCACCGATGAAACCGAGGAAGCCGCTGAAGAAGCGACGGGAGAGGCCGAGACGCAATGACGGGCGCGTCACGCATGGCAGGATCAAGCCGAAGGCTGGCGGGGCACCTACGGCCGCTGAGCGGCGGCACATCGCCCGTATCGCCGCCATGCCCTGTCTCGTCTGCGGGGCGGCCGCAACGGTGCATCACGTCACCAGCGACGGCTTCAAGCGCATTGCCCGCTCACCGCGCCGGGTCGCGCCGCTCTGCCCGCGCCATCATCAGATCCAATTCGGGCCGAAGGAAAGCGTTGAGGCACTGGGGCACGCCGGTTTCCGCGACGCATACGGAATCGACCTGCTCGCATGGGCGGATGCGGAATGGAGCCGGACGGAGCAGATGGCCCGAACGAGCGCGCGAAGATGAACCTGCGATGATGGCGCGGCGGAGGAATGGGGAGGAAGCGGCGTGACGATAGATAATGGGCGTTCCGGCGCTGACGCGCCGTCGGGCTCTCAGGCATCGCCCGGAGCCGCTGACGCGTCTCCGCCTTCGGTTTCGATCCCTAACGCAGAGAGTATGATCGAACGAGTGGCCGAAGCGCTGGCCAATAAGATCGCCATGCGGAAGGGCTGCCCGCCGATCAGAAACTGCTTGGCTCTGATGCCCGCCGACCTGGCTGCCGGGTTTCGTGACGATGCCCGCGCCGCCATCGAAGCCATGCGCGAGCCGACCCAAGCGATGGTCGATTACGCTTGGCTGCTGATCGGCAGCAACCTTCGCTACGAGGAAGTCTATCGGAAACTGATCGACGCAGCACTAAGCCCGCTGGTCGTCGTCGAATACGCCGAGTGGCTGGAGCGTGTCCGCAGCCCCCGCGCCGCGTCAGCGATGAGCGCCGGCACGGCTGAGACTGCGCAGCAGGCTCAGGGCCAACGGCCCGCCAGCGCGGTCGGCGAAGCCGAGACGCCCACCCTCAGTCAGGAACAGCCATGACCCTCACCCCCCTCCAGGAGATGAAGCCTTGCCCGGTAACACAGGCTGATCGCGATGCTGCGGCGGAACTGACCGGCGAAGAGGCGATGGCCTATGGAATGGTCGATCTTAGCGACGCCGTCCAAGCCTTCGCCCGTCATCGCCTCGCCGCCCTCACCCCATCCCAGCCTTCGCAAGAGGATGTGGAACGGGTCGCTCTTGCGATCACGCAGACGCTTTATCGCCGTGACGCGCGCGGCAAGGTTGAACATCCGTCTTCGGTTATGAAGGATGCGGCACGCTCAGCCATCGCCGCCCTCACCCGGCCACCTGTCGAGCCGATACAGGAGCCGAGCCCCGTCCAGAGGGCTCTCCTCGATCAGATCACCCGTTTCGCTGCCAAGGCATCCTCATCTGTCGAGCCTTCGCTACAGGCGAGGCGACTGTTGGACGCGGAGATCGAGCCCAACCGCGAGGTCGACTTGCTGGCGGAGGATGTCCCACCGCTCGTCCTCGAAGCTGAAGCCCTTCGCGCCATCGAAAAGGCCCTCTCCCTCCCCGCTTTGTCTGGACGGGATGAGGTACTGGAGGAAGCGGCGAAGGTGGCTGACAAGGAAACAAGTCGCCTCGCTGCCATCGTGAGGGCGACAGACGGAGACGACGACGAGGCCGCATTCCGCGTCACCACTGCCGGTGACATCGCGAAAGCCATCCGCGCTCTCAAGGGACAGTCCCTATTAGGCTCTGGAGGGGAGGATGTTTAGGACGGCCTTCGGCAACCCGCTTTCGTACTCCGCATCGAGCCGCCTGCGGCGTCTCGCCCGCTGTCGCGGCTTCAATCGGGCGTATGGGAGGTTCCAGTGATATCCGCAGCCGCCCGCGCCGGCGGATATCGCCGCTGGACGCCTGAAGATGACGCGAAACTGATCGCCTTGATGCTTCGGGGCCTTACGCGCCGCCAAATCGCCGCCGAGCTTGGCCGCAGCTTCCGCGCTGTGAAGCACAGGCTATGCCGATGATCGCCCTACTCGACAACGGCCAAGACCTAGCCGACTGCGAGAACGAGATTGGTGTGCCAGTCGGTCAGCTCCTTACTCCTCTCACCCGATACCGATTGCGTGACCCATCGCGCCCTTGGGCAATCGATAACGGCGGCTTCAAGCGGCTGGATATCGACGCCCTTTTTGCCCTTTTGGCCCGCGAGGATCATCACAAGGAAAACTGCCTGTTCGTCGCCGCGCCCGACATAGTTGGGTCGGCTCAGCGCACTCTGGAACTGTTCGAGCGGTGGCGCCCCCGCCTCGCTGGCTGGCGCGTCGCATTGGTGTGCCAGGACGGCCAGGAATGTCTGTCGATACCATGGGATGAGATAGACGCCGTATTCATCGGCGGCTCAACGATCTGGAAATGCTCGCCCGCCGTCGAGCAGATCATTCGAACTGCACAGTTGTTTGAGAAATGGGTCCATGCTGGAAGAATCAATGACCCTCAGCGGTTCCTGCATTTTGAGAAACTGGGGGCCAACTCGTGCGACGGGACCGGCCTCGCCCGATACTCTCACATGCGGCGCGAGATAGCGCGCAGGTCGGAACAGCGCGAACTGGACATAGGGGAGGCGGCGTGAAACTAACCGGCGTCGGCGGGGTGTTCTGCGCCTCCCACAACTCCCCCGAAGGGGCGCTGCATGGCCACAGTTACGAAGTGCGGGCATGGTTCCGCAAGGACGACGCGCGAACGCTTCAGGCTGATCTCGCCATCGTTCTTGGCCAACTGGATCACACGCATTTGCCCGGCGAGATCGCTTGGGCCGAGGACTTGGCTGAGCGGATAGCGCATCGGCTGCCGGGGTGTGTCGAAGTGGAGATTTCGCGCCCGCTGGAGCGGCTGTTCGCAAGGTGGAGGCTTGGATGAACCTCGCCCGCCCAACCCCTTCTATTCCCACAGTCTATCCATCCAGCGTGAAGCCGAATGAGTGCTATATCTGACATCGCGAAAAAAACGCGGCGGGCCTTGCGAAACGAGCAGGGGACGCGCTTCACCGCGGGCGAGCTGCGAGAGCTTGCCGAGCTCGGCTTGCTCAACATGCTGTCCGACGCCGAGAATAGGGAGCTGACCGCGAAATGGGCCGAGAAGAGAGCCCCTACGTCTACGGAGATTTCTGGCTCGACAAGCGTCGGGATGGAAAGGCGCCGGACGTCTGGCAGATCGCCTGGTACGAGCAGGGTACTCGACAGGTCCGCTATCGCAGCACTCGGAAGCAGAGCCTAGACGATGCCAAGGGCGTCATCCGTGCCCATGAAGAGGCGGTACGGGCCAAGGGCCCACAGGCGCCGGAGGACGCGCCGGTCATTCCCTTGCTGTTCAACTATTGGGAAGAGCACGGGCGCGATGCCGATTCCGCCGGACAGATCGCCAGCTCGATCCGCCAGTTCATCGGCTTCCTGATGCAGGACGAGGCCACAACCGACGTCACGGTCACGCAGCTCAACCCGCAGCTGTTCGAACGCTTCCGGAAATGGCGGATGGGACCGCACAGCTACGATGTGCCATGGGCCGGCCGGGACTTCAGGCACAGTTCGCCAGGCGTCGTCGGTGAGTCCGTACAACGCAACCTTGACGACATTCGCGCAGCGCTGAACCACAACGTCGGCGAGACGGCGCGCCTGCCTTGGGTCCCGAAAGTGCCATCGCTCAAGGGCAAGTACCGATCACCGCCGCGGGACCTTGTGCTGACGCGCGCAGAGATGGGGGCACTGATCGGCTACGCGGCCTACGATATAGCCGCCCTGCGGTGGATCTTGCTGATGATCGGCGCGCTCGTTCGTCCCGAGGCGGGCCTAGCGATGGACCCTGGCCGCCAGTATCGCCCGGCCGACGGCCTGCTCGACCTTCACCCGCCGAAATGGCCGCGGACAAAGAAGCACAACCCTGTCGTGCCGGTGATACCGGAGTTCGCCCCCTGGCTCGATGCGTGGGCGGCTCACCCCCACAAGCCGGTCCTGTCGCGCAAGCGCTGGTGGCGGACGATGCGGACCAATCTCGATCTGCCGGCGCTGGCGGTGCCAAAGACGATCCGGCACACTATCGCCACGCGGCTCCGCAAAATGCGCGTCCCGAACGAGGAGCTGGAAACGGCGATGGGACACCTTGTGCTGAAGCGAACGACTCGGGTCTACGCCAAATATGATCCCGACTATTTGCTCAATGTTTCCAAGGCGCTGTCCACCGTTTGGAGGGACTATTGCGCCGCAGCGCGGGAATGGCTTGCTGTCCATTCGCTGTCCATCCCCAAGCGCGGCCAAAACTTGACGGTGGTGCTAAACGGCGATATTCTACGGGAAATGGTGGTGGGCGGTGACGGGCTCGAACCGCCGACCCTCTCGGTGTAAACGTACGGAAGCCGCCATTTATCGCGGACTTCCGAGACATAGGCGGCCGAACGGAGCGACAACAAATGCAAGACATAATGGTATTCGCTGACCATCCGCTGTCCACCGACGAAACATGGTTCGACGCCAAGAGCCTGCATCCCTGGCCGGCCACGGTGATCGGCAACCCGGAGCGCGGCTACAAGCTGGTTGGTGACGGCCGCGGCGCGATGCTGCCGCTTGAGGCTGTCAGCCTTCAGGATGCGATAGCGGAAGCCATCACGCTCGGCGTAGCAACACCTGGCGGGCTCAACGCCTTGCTGGCTCCACGAGGCGTGGCACCGCGCCAGCGCCAAGGCGTCGTCTACTTCATTGGCGGTGACGCCGGCCCGGTGAAGATCGGCTTCGCGGAGAATGCCGAGCGCCGGCTGATCGGCCTTCAGACCGGCAACCCGGCGAAGTTGGGGATCTTGGCGACCACGGCCGGATCGGAAGCGACAGAGCGCGAATATCATGCGCGCTTCGCCGCCCACCGCCTCAATGGCGAATGGTTCGATCGCCACCCCGACATTCTCGCCGAGATCGAACGGCTATCGGCACATTCTGTCCACGGGAGGTTCGCATGAAGCGCGAGACACTAGCAGTTCTGGTCGACCGACTCCCGCCCTTCAACGGGCACTGGACAGCGGATCATGTGGACCGGTGGTTCTCTTGGTTCTTCGCCTTGCTGGAGGAGGTGAAGAAGCCAGCGTCGCGGGAAGGCGTTGCTGCCGATATTGGTCTGCCAAACGATTGGCCGACCCTGGTACCAACCTAATGCCCTCAGCCCGGAACCCGGCCGAACAATGTCAGCGCTGCGGCGGCGATAATCCGGCATGGTCCGCGCCCTCGCCGCTCTGGAACGCGGTCATGCGCGGCGGCTCGATCAACGGTGAACCTCTGTTCAGCGACATGGTCTGCGCGACTTGCTTCATGATCCTGGCTGAAGAGCGCGGGATCGCCTTTCTGTGGCGAGTCCAAGCACAGGACGTCCGCACCGAACTGGAAACCGTCACGCCTTCGGGCCGCGTCTGGAATGACCAAGAGTGGCTGTGGATGCAGCCTGATCAGTAGGGGCTTGGCAGGAAAGGAGGGTGAGGCTGCGGGTGACTCTCGCACCCATCCTTACGGGGAGGGTCCACCGCCTGCTTTAAGCTATCGGCGCTGGTGTTATGCCAAGAGCATCCGCAGCCTCATGTCGCTAGGCTGGTCAACCGCTCACTACCCATCCCTGTTGGCCCTTTTCAGGGCAGCACCGCTCCGAGCGTTTCCACGTCGGCTGCGAAGCACTCGGGGCCTAAGCCTCGTCCGTTGCGCCTAGCGACCTCACCTATATGGCAGAATCGAGAGGGGAATGCTATGGAAATAGTCAGGGCGAATGCGCTTCGCGCACCGCGCTTTCGTCGCTTCGCGATCAAGCCCGCTACGCGGTCTTGCCCCTGACGGGCTTCAATCGGCTTTCGCAAGGAAGGAGAATTTATGGAAGTGATTCAGTTCCGGCGACCGACTAGCGATCGGCAGTGGGCGGCGGCCTGGGGTGGCGTCTTGGCCATGATGGAAGCGAACGGGCGCACGAAGGTTGAAGTCGGCATCGAGGACGTGCGGCGTATCGCACGGATCGTAGGCGCGCGGGCGCACCCCTAGAAAGGGCGTCGCGCCTGTGCTACGGAATCTCCCATGCACGATCGCCGTTCACCAAGGACAAGAGCGAAAGCGTGGCAGGGCTTAGGCCCCGCCCGCCCCGAAACTCTTGACCCTCGAAACGGTGAACATCATGGCAAGTCGCGCGCATCGCTGGAAGGGCGATGACACCCCTCTAACTGGCGTCCACGGTGGCACAGCGAACGCTGCGCTGCACGCCGTCAAGCTCGCGAAGAAGCGCCGCCGAGAGGCTGAGCGAGAACTGTACGAACGCGCTCATGCCGTGGTGCGCGAGGTGATCGCGCGCAACCAGGTTCTGTCCGACAGCGCCGCTCGCAAGGACCGCCTACGCCCCCACCGTCGTGCCGGGAAGGTGATTGTCTACATCCCGATGCCCGCCGCACCCCTGCCGCCTGTTAAGGTCGTAGAGCGCGTCCTAAGCGCGGCGGAGAAGGTCTGGGAGAACTGTGGCGGACGCTGCGTCTACTGCGGAAAGCCGATGCTGCGCTCGCCCGACGACCCGCTGAGCTTCAGCATCGACCACGATGTTCCGAAGTGAGTGTCGCGGCGGGTCCAACCGGATCGGAAACCTAGTCGGCGCGCATCGCCGCTGCAACGGCGAGAAGGGCAGCCTGACCGGCGAGGAATATCGCGCGGTCCTTGCCGTCCGCGCCGCGCAAGCGGGCGTCACCGAAGGCGGAGACGCATAGCGGCTCCGGTGAGCGAAGCGAACTAGCACGCGGTCCCGAAGGGATGCGCCCAGACTCTTGTTCCAGAGCCCTTATCATGGTAGCGTAGAGGCATGGTTGCGGCGTCGCTGATGGAAGCGAGCATTGCCCGTCCGTAGTGCTGAAGCCGCTTGCGGCTAGGCCGGTTGGCGGGGTTGCGCAGATCGCCTGCCCCTGGGCAGGAGCCTTGCAAGCCGATCTGAGCCGGTGTCGAACCCGGCCCGCAACCTAACTCTCCGGTCATCGCTTCATTTGCCCCTCAGAGCCTCCCACAGCCCCGTACAGCGGCAAGGAGGGCTTCGAAGGTCCGGGGTATAGCGTGAGGCCGGAAGGCATCTGGGCGAGGCCCCTACGGGGCACGGCTCTCGTGAACTCAGCCGCCTACGGCGTCTTCGCCCTCCGGGCTTCGATCCTCTCGCGGCGCTCTAGATCAGCGGCGGTGCTTGTACGTCTCGGCGTTTTCTGGCTTAGTCGCCAGCGCTCGGACTGAAGGGAACAACCATGCGTCTCATAAAAGACGGCGCCCGCCACGAAATCCCCACCGGGTTTTCATCTGCGGTCGTGCTCGGCGGGTCCGGTCTTTGGTCTAACCAGAATATAGTGGTGAGCCCCACCGGCGAAAATCTATACGCCATCGGCGGGCTCTTCTCTCAGCCGTCCGGCGGCAATCAGAAGGGTATTCAACTGCTCGCCGCCGACAGCATGGCGATACTGAAAGAGGTCGATTACACGCCATACGTCCACCCGTCCGCGACGCAGTTGAATGGCGGCTCCGTCTTTGGCGGCGACTTGTTCATTGGCGCGAACAACTATCCTGAGACGCCGAAGCGCGGCTGGGTCTATCGCATTCCCGCCAACCTCAGCCTGGGAGAGCTGGGCGAGATCGTCGAACAGCCGGTGCGTGATCATTGGTGCGAAGGCGGGGCCTTCCGACCGCACACGAGCGAATTCTGGGTCTGCTATCACGACATTCCGACAATCGACCGCTACGACGCATCGCTGGGGCGCTGGGAGCTGACGGGCAGCTTCGATACCGGGCTGGTCGAGCCGAACTATTTCCAAAGCGTCGTGTTCTGGAGCGACCGCGTCATGCTGCTTCCGCTGCACTTGAGCACGGGCGGCAGCAGTAAGATCGCGATGTTCGAGTTTACCGGGACGGAGCTGTTGTTCCTGCGCTGGCTCGATCGCCCCCACGTCTCGGCCACACAGGGGTTCGATTTCTCGCCGAGCAAGCGCACCGCCTATTTCGCAGGCCGCGAGACGGGTGGTCCAGGCATCCACAAGGTCATTCGGGCCACCGTCGATACGGCACCGTTCTTTGTGCCCTAATGTACGAGGAGCCTCCTAGGGCCTAGGGCGGGCTGTCGATGGCGTTGCCAGCTCCCTTGATCGCAGCCGTCGCGGCTTCCTCGGCAATGCGCGCCGTGCTTTCCGCGGCCTCGCCGCCGCCCTTGGTTGCTTGATAGGACCACCCGACCGGCCCCTGTACCCACCCGGTGATGACCAGCGCGGTCGCCAGGATGAGAAAGGCATCGTTTTCGAGCAGCGAGGGCTTCGCCAGGATCATGCCCAATATGAGAATGACGTTGACCCAGCAGCCGAGGCCGATCCAGCCGCGAGCGTCGCCAGGATGCGTGTAGCGGATGACGATGGGCGATTTCATCAATCCTCCTCAAGCTCGTCCAGCCGCTGCGCGTTCCGGTCCGATTGTTCCTCGGCCTGTTTGGTGCGGGAGAGTAGGAGGCTGCCGACCTTCTCCTCGATCCGGGCCGCTCGCTCCTCGATCCGCGTCGCGCGATCACGGATGTCCATTGTAGAGCCTGCCAGCCAATAGAAAAACGAGCCGAGGCCGCCGACCATAGACAGGACGACAGCGCCAAATAGGATGGAGAGAACCTTCTGGGCAATCCCGTTCGCGGGAGGTTTAGCTGGTGACATCTAGATTGCCTCCCCCCTCCCGCTTCGCCGCGTCATGCTCTCGCTCGGCCGAAACGATCCGCTGGGCCGCCTGATTGGCCTCTCCCCTGCCGATCATCACCGCCTCGGCGGCAACGGCCCTGCCGCGCCATTCGTCCCGCTCCCGATGACATTCGGCGAGCTCGGCTTCAACGGCATCGCACCGTTCCTCAAGCCGGACGATCCGCGCCTCAAGCCGGTCTTGGTGGCGGTCGGTCGCGCTCTGCCGATCGCGTCGGCGCTCATTGATGCGTGCCATGATCTCGGGGATAGCCGGCCAGAAGCGCCAAACGACAACGCTGTTGACGCCGGCGATGATAGCCAGAAAGACCTCCCATGAAAGGAACTGGCCAACGGCCTGAGCATCAACCATGCCCCCGGCCCAATGCCCAGCGATAGACGGCGGGCGGCCCCGTCGCCGGCGGTTGCTCGGCATTGGCCTTGCGAGCAATCAGCCAGGATTGGAGAGCGCCGCCACCAGCGGCGAGAAATTGAGCGATAGCCAGCCAGAACAGGGCGAACCACTTGGCTCGCTCGTTCATGCTGACGATGTAGAGCATCCACATGACCGGAAAGATCAGGATCACGACCCGGTCCCAGCCGTTAGGCTCAAGAAGGATGCTCTGGAGCCGATGCCACCAGTTTCGATAGGGGCCGCGCCACCTGAGCCGCTTGCAATAAATCACCGCCAGCACGGCGATGTCCGTCACGATATACGCCCTCAGCGGCAAATTGTCTCCGGTCGCCAGCCAGACGCCCTGCGCGAACGCCCACGCGGCGACAAGCGCGGCCGCCGTCGGGTTCCTGAAAGCGGCAGGAACGCCGACGGCCAGCACGACGCCGAGCATCAGAAGCTCAGGCCAGCTCATCACGGATTGGCGGGAGGCGGGGGAGGCTTGCCGGTGCCGCCGCCAGTGTCGGCAGGCTTGACCGGCTTCTTGTCCGGATCGAAACGCTCGATCCCGTCCTCATCTTTGGGCTTGTGTTCGTCGGTCATTTCCATTCTCCTTCGGGCTTCATCGCCCCATGCCGATATAGCCCGGATTCCGCTGGCAGGTTAGAGGGCGGCACGATCCTCGAAGCCATGATCTAAAGTCCCCCTAAATTGTCGTCTTGACCAGCCGGATCGCACTGGTCGAACTAATGCGCTCATTCCACCAGACATGCTCGCCGTCGGGGTCTGGGCGGGCGGATTGCGTCGCCCAGAAGGATGGCGGGTGATAGGTGGTCGGATCGCTGATGAAGTTCGCCCCGTCGAAGGTGTAGGCGCGAAGCCGGCGTTCCACCTCGTCATGGTGGTTCAGGAACCATTTGCCATCGGAGGAGCGAAAGATCGCCTGCCAAAACAGCAAGCCGGGGCTGGCATCAGGCAGCGCGTGTGTCGCCGTCACCGTCGAAAAATCGAGGCTGAGCTGGCGGATTTCATGCGCGGTGGCGTTTACCTCCCACCAGGAGCCGTTCCACCGCTCGATCGCCTCAGTCCAGCGATTGCCGGGAAGGATGTGCTCGGCGATGAACGAGCCGTCGTCGATGTCTATCTCGAACACGAAGCCCTTTGCCGGGGTGGTGTTGTAATTATTGCCGCAGACATAGAGCTTCCCCGCCGCCTCATCGGGATAGATGCCGTTGACTTGCTCGTGCAGGCCGCTGCCATAGGCTTCAGTGTCGACGCTCCATATGAGGTTCCAATCCCGGTCGTACTTCTTGAGGACGAATTGATCCGATGCCGTCCCGGTCGCGAATATATGCGACACAGTCGCCGCCACGCCCTGGTGGCCTCCAATCCCCTCGGGCGAGCGTTCCACGACTTGGAAGCGCGGCGTACCCTCATAGCCGCCGAGCATTTCGATTATGTCTTCGTAGGAGAACGCTCCCCGGCGCAGATAGACGCTGTCGATCGGGGCATCCGGAGCGACGGTCGCGGCACCGCCGGCAAAGCCGATTTCCAGCCGGTCCAGTGTCTCCGGAAATGCCGCAGTCAGCTCCGGCTCGATCCAGATAAACCCGTCCGCATCGCGCAGGGCGGCGATATACTGCCCGTCCGCCGTCCGCCCGCCCATGATCGTAACGCTGCCAGTGACCGGCGCGTCGCCGATATAGCCTTCGAACACCGGCGGGCCACCGGAACGCGCGCGGGCCGCCGCGTAGCCGGGCTCGGCACCGGAAGTCGTCGTCGGCATCCTCGCCAGCCCAAGGAAGTTGCTTGTCGTTCCGTCGCTCAGCGCCGCCAGATATTCGTTAGCGACGTCGACGGCATGATCGAATGTCCCGGTAGCCCAGAACAGGAAAGGCTCGTCCGCCGTGATCGGAGTATCGAAGACGAGAGAGTCGGCGCCGACCGTGACGGCGGCCGAGGTCGTGACGATCACAGGCCCCGGATCGCTGCCGTCCACCGCTTGGGCGTGAAAAACGTGAAAGGTCCGGCTCGTCCCCGTGAAGCTCGGCAGCCGGCCGCCGCCGAACGTCTGCGGAAAAACAATGGAGATGCCGGTCGACGATCCGCCCGCCGTGGCGGTAGCCGTCAGCCAGCACTTCCACAACCCATTCCCCAAATCCTCCATCCCGGCCGTCGCTGCGGCGGCTTCGTGAACAACGCCGGTCGTGAGGTTGTAGTCCGCCCAGGCATCGCCTCCGAAATTGGCATTGCCGAATGCGATCTGCAGGAGGCTCCCCGTTCCGGCCTTGGCGATGCACCAGCGCGTATAATTTTCACCGTTGGTATAATTGTGCGTGCCCCCCGAGCTGATCAGGTGAATGGCGGTGGTGGTGCCCTCGTTGATAGTGTCGCCGCTTGGATAAGAAGCCGGCCCGGCAACCGCGTTGGGAACGACGGTGACATCGCCCTTAGTCCATGCCACGTTGTCGAGCTGCTGCGAATAAGTGACGACATTGGTATGCGCGACCCGCGACCAGTAGCCGCGATCATCGATGATCGCCGGCACGTTGGCGGCATAGGTGACCAGGGCATTGTCCGATGAGAATTCCTGCTTGGTGCCGGTGCGGGTGTAGGCGTAGCCCGATATCTCAGTCACATCTTCGGTATAGTCGCCGCCGAAACGATACTGGCTGGCGGCAAAGTCGAGCCCCAGGATGAAGTCGACGTCGAGATCATTGACGCCGTCGGGACTGAAATCTTCCTCGAAGCTGATGCCGATCGAACCGTAGAGGCCGAGAGATATCTCTGGACTGATGTCCTGCCCGGGCACCAGATGACAGCGCGTCACCGGCCAGTCGAAGTTGACGGCATCGCCTTGACTGACGGCCAGGCGAAGGGGAGGAGTGATCAGGCACGTCGCCGTCATCCCGCTTCGCGACAGAACCCGCTCGACCTTATAGCCGCGCGTTCCGATGCTGAATTTCTCGCCGCCTTCGATTTCGCTCCCGGTAGTGACAAGGATGCGCAGCGTCGTAGCGCGCAGAGCCGCATCGGCGGCAACCTCCGCGACGATATGCGGGGTGACGTAGCCGACCTCGAGCGGGAACCTGTCGTCGTCGACGGCAAAAGCG